TCAGCGGGGATGCTGGTCGCGGCGGGAGCCGCGAGGCTGGCCATGGTGCGGCCCGCGGCCGCCTTCCTCCAGCTCTTCGAGGCGGTCGGTGAGACGCTCCAAGACGCTGATCAGCTGGTCATTGTGCCGGGCCGTGTCCGACGCGGTGTCCTCGCGGATGGCCAGGGCCAGCTCCTTCACCGCGTCCGTCAGGTCGGCCACGGCGATCGCATCGAACACCGCTGGCCCGGCTGTGGTAGCGATGTCCCGAGCCGTCTCGGGCTTCAACGCCTCGGCTTTCTTCGCCTCCAGCCGGTAATCGAGCAGGGTCTTGACGAAGCCGTTCAGCGGGACGAGCGCGCCCGCCAGCGCGGCTGTGATGCCGACGACGATCGCCGGCCAGCTGTCAAAGGAGACGCCCGAGTCGGCCACCAGCTCGCCTCCTCTTGCGCAGGCCGAAGGTGTCCTCGGCCGCCATGTCGGAGGCGGCCCGCCCCGACGAATGAAGCTCGGCGAGGGCGAGGACGCCGTAGACCGCGATGCCGGTGGAGAGTGGCGGGTAGGCCGCCGCGAAGCCGGCCGCGGTCGCGAGCCAGAAGGCGAATCCCGACATGCACCCGAGGGTGCGGATCAGGGAGGTCTCCCGGCCGCGGCGGCCATTGATCCAGAGGGCAAGGATGCGAGCCCCGCCCACTGCAATGGAGATCGTCCCGGCCGTTCGCTCCGTCACACAGGAGGCGATCACGCGCCATTCCGGGCCGACGAAGGTGGGCTCGGGGAGGAGCAGCACCGCCCCGAGCGTGACCATGATCAGGGAGAGCCAGACCTCGGCCCAGCGGGTCTGGCCGTAGCGGACGGCTCTGCGGATGCGCTCGTTGATGATGGGGTCGGGGTCGTACTGGATCATGGCGGTTCCGTGCCAAGGCGCAAGGTAAGCCAGCCAGCAGCGCCCTTTGGAGATCCGCATGGCCGCCTCCGGGCTGCCGGTTGCATCAGCGCTTGACCACGCTCGGCAGGATGGCACTGATCTGCGCATCCTTCTGCTGGCTGGAGCGCGACGAGCCGAGCCAGAAGGCGATGGCGGTGCCCAGCGCGAGGTTGGCCGCGCCATAGGCTTGGCTCAAGAGCTGGTAGACGCGCTCGGGGATCTCGCCCTGGATGAAGTAGAGCGCGCTGGTCAGCAGCGCCCAGGCGGTGAGGATCGCCAGCGTGACGATCGCCGGCATCGCGGCGGTCCAGTGACTGGCCTGCGCCAGCCCGAGCTGCATCTGGCGAGCGTTGGCGAGGTCTTCCAGCTCGGCCATCTGCAGCTTTGCGGCCGCCTCGATCTCGGCGAGCTTCACTTGGGCGCCGGAGGGATCGGCCTGCAGTGCCTGGCTGATTGCCTGCGGGGTTGCGGGCACGCCAAGGGCCGCGCCGATGGCGGCGGCCGCGCCCTTGCCCACTGCGGCCCCGATGCCGCCGCCGATCGGCCCGCCCAGCGTGGTGCCGAGGAGTGCGCCAAGAGAGGGCAGCCCGACCTGCGCGAGCTGCCCGGCGAGTTGAAGCCAATCCATGGGAGGAGGTCTCCACCCCTCTGCTGTTCCAGAGAGGGGGCGTGCGCGCGGCGGGCCCGGCCGGCTCGGGGGGAACTACCGCAGATTTTGCGGCGGTTCGGTTAGGCGACCTTGCCGCGCCACAGGCGCTTGAGCGCCGCGAGCAGGCCGCCGGTCTGCATCATGCCCGCCTTCGGCGCACCGCCTTCAGGCCGCGCCATGGTGGTCGCGGTCCCGACGACCGGTGCCGTGACCAGGGCGAGCGCTTCCGTCCGGACGCCGGCCACCCGCGTGGTCCAGCCCTTCCCGAAGGTGGGCCAGCTCTTCGTCAGCGACTGCAGGAAGGCCAGGCGGCTGTCGCAAAGCGCCTTGACGAGCCAGCGCTGATCCGTCCGCGCGACCGCCGCCAGGGTCACCGAGCCGATCACGCCGTCGTCCGCCACGCCGACCAGGCGCTGCAGCGCGATGGCCGCCCGGGCCGGCCCGCTGTTCACCGCAAAGTCGAACACGGCGTAGTCGACGCCGGCCGGCAGCTCGTCGCCGCGCACCGCATCCCAGAAGCGGGTGCGGTAGATCGGAGCGACCTTGGCGGGCGTCAGCGCCTTCACCTCTGCCCGGGTGGCGGGCCGCCCGAGCACCGCCGAGAGCGTGCCGATGGTCACCCCGAGGTTGGTGGGCCCGCCAGGGTCGTCGGGGTGATCGACGTAGCCGCCCTCGTGCGCCAGGACGAGCGTCAGCGCCCGGTCGAAAGTCGACGCGGCCATGGGGGATCTCCAATGTGGGGAATGGATGGGGTCAGCCCAGGCGGACTTCGAGCGCGGCGAGGCGGGCCTCCTGGCCGCGGGCAATGAAGAGGGCGAGTTGATCCGGCCGGAAGCCGTAGCAGTCGCCGGCCGGCCGGGCGGGCGACAGCACGCGGGTCTCGCCGGTCGGCTCACCATCCTCGCCGATGATCGGCTCGGAGACCTCGGGCTCGGCGTCCCACTTGTCGTAGCAGATGAAGCCGTAGCGGAAGGGATCGAGGCCGCGGGCCTGCCCCAATTCGATCGCCCGCTGCACCGTCAGGCCGATGTGGTGCCGCGCCCCGTCCTCGCCCTTCTCGGCAACCGCGGAGAGGAACTGGAAGGCGCCGATTTCCCGGGCCAGATCCTGCGCCCATGCGAGTTCCGCCTCGGTCAGCGGCGCGACCCCGGTCTTCTTGCGGGCGTCCGAGGTGTTGATTGAGCCCGACGCGGCGTAGACCATGCTCCACTTCGCGGTTGGCTGACCGAGCGCCATCCCGCCGTCATTGCCGGGAGCGAAGTAGGGGGTATTGAAGGTGAAGAGGTCGCCGCTATCGCTCCGAAACAGTCTCAGCGGACCACCGTACTGGTAAATGGTCCACTGTGTAGATCCAGCCGCTCTGTCAGAGAGCACGAAGCCTGAGCCGGTGCCGAGCGACTGCACCAAACCGCTCACGTTGGCGGCGGTGGCGGCGACGGTGCCGAAGGTGACGTCGGTTCCGGCCCGGACGATCTCCTCCCACGCCGACCAATTGCCGGCATCGCGGGTGCGCTGGTAGGTCTTCCGACCGGCCGATAGCTGGGTGATGGTCTGCTTGCAGTAGAGCGGGCTGTTCGAGTGGGTTTGGACCTCGATATGATACCAGTCGGCTGTCGGGGCGTTGACCATGCCAGCCCCATCGTAGAAGCCGGCTTCCGTGAGAGTATTGAGGTCGAACGAGCCGGCTATCGTAAAATTCTTCCCGTGTTTCAGTCCGACCGAGGTTAGAACACCAGACACAGCTGCGCTGCCGGCTAGGCTCATACCGCCGGCATCGCCGAGATTGAAGATCTCTGCTCCGTTATAGTAGTACCGAAGAGCGCCGCTCGTATGCTTGAGTTGACTTTTTGCATCGCTCGTGAAGACAACCGGGTTCGACTCTTGTAGATAAATTGCGCCGCCGATGTTAAACTCGCCAGTATCCTTGATGTTAAATAGTTCAGTTCCGTTGTAGTAGTAGCGAAGAGCCCCGACGTCATGCCGTAACATGGGCCGGTTTTCGGCGTCGAAGGAGATCGACATGCCTTCAGCCATTCTGAAGGCCGGTGCCTGAGCAATTGAAAAGCCCTGGGACGCATCGAAGCCGGCGCCGTTAAAGGCGATCTGTAAGCCGTAGCCAACCCCGACATAGGATTGGTCGGGCCAAGCGTAGCCAAGACCGCCATCCTTATTCGAGATGACGCTGCCCCAACCGAAATACGCCTTGGGTCCGGTCGGGTTTTGACGCCCTAAGACCATGTGGTGATTGATGCGGTTAGCCCCGGTGAAGTGGTCCTCACCGTTAGCAAACATGTCGTGTTCAAACCCGACCATGCTGCCCGTAGCGTCCGGGGGTTGGTTGGTCTGGTCGTTGGTCTCCACGTACAGACCCCAAATAGGGGAACGCTGCCCTTGCCCGTCACTCAGAGCATCCGCCGGACGTGTTGCAAGTGAAGCAAGGGCTACGTGCTCTCCCGCTCCGCGGCCTGACGAAGTCAGAATAGTAGAGTTCGCCCAACCGAAGTTATTCAGCCCACCTACGTTAGTGATTGTTTGATTCACACGAAACGCAGGAATGACGTTAGCAAGCGTCCCCCCGGAATGGTTGATGGTCTGGTCAATACGTACAACCGGGCCGTCATTGGGGCGGCTGTTCGCCTTGGCGAAGTATTTCCCACCTTCGACCATCGTTTCAACGACATCGGTGCCGATACCAATGACCGGCCACCCCTCCGGGGTTGTATTGCCTGACAACCGCCAGAGAATCGGAGTGGATGGTCCTCCGGCAGGGGTACCGCTCACCTTCCACGTACCCGGGGGGACTTCTACGGTGCCGTTGTTCGGGGTTGCGGCGCGGGCTGCGCTGAAGGCCGAAAGGTCTTCCTTCGTACCGTCAAGCTGGGCACCGAAGTCCTTGACGTTCGGGATGTCGGCCGCAGGGCGCTGCGCCAATGCGAGCTTGCCGTCCGAACCGAGTGTCGCGACCCCATTGGCTGCGCCCTTCTCGGTATCCGCGATGCGGGCGGCGATGGCGTCGCCGACGGGATTCCCGGCCCCTGCGAGGGCTGTGAGGCTGCCGAGGGTGCTCAGGGCGCTCAGCACCTCCGTCGCGGGCTGCCGGCCGGCGATGGTGCTTGAGAGCCCGTTGAGGGCCGCGACCACATCGGTCGTGCCGAGCGCCTCGGCGAGATCAGCATAGGCCCGCAGGAACAAGTTGACCTTCAGGAAGGCCGTGCGCAGGTCGTCGCCGGTGCCGTCATTGGGCACCCGCCCGATGTTGATCAGTTCGAAGGCCATGGCGCTCCGCGCTCACGAAAGAGCCGCCCGGGTGGGGCGGCTGCGATGGGGCGAGGGATGAGGGACGGGATCGGCAGCCGTCGGGCGGCCGCACCGGGCGGTGTCAGCGCATCTTCCAGGACGTCCCGTCGCAGAATACGGGGGTCTTCAAGTTGCCGCCGCCGACAGGCACGGCATTGTACGTCACCGCCGTGGCGTCGGTGACGTAGGCCATCGTGCCCTCCGACCCGGACACGCATGGATACAGCGTAGAGACCGTATAGGGGGCCAACTTGAGGCCGCCCGTCATCACAATGCCCGAGGCCGTGATGACGCCCATTGGGTTGACGTTCCATCCCTGACCGTTGATTTGGAAATTGGCGTAGGTGCCCGCGAAGGTCAGACCGACACCTTGAGCACCCGTCGAGATCAGGGAGTGGTGGGTGATGTCGCCGAACGGATTGACGTTCCAGCCGGGCCCTTGGATCTGAAATCCGGAGAAGCTGCCGCTCAACGCGAGACCGACACCATAAGTCCCGCCTAATCGAATGGCCGTTCCAGCGTGTGTCAGGTCGTAGTAGCCATTATCCGAGACGAGCTTGTCGCAGCACAGCGTGATGCCGTTGACGACGTGCGCGGGATCGCTCACGTCGTCGAGGCCCGCGATGGACAGCCCGGACGAGGAGCGCCGCGGCCCGTTCATGAAAATCTGAAGAGCCGTTGCGACACCGCCGGGTGTTGCCACTCCGTAGTCCGTCCGGTAGTTGACGAGGTCGATTTCCTGCGAATAGACGTTGATCCGTCTTCCGTCACCCTGCGAAATCTGCGTATCGACCGCGACCCCCCAAGTCGCCCCGGCATTATCTTCGGCATAGGTGAAGACGCCAAGATTGGTCTTACCGCCGTTAGCTGGGGACTTATTTGGTTCATAGCGCCACGTCACCGTGCCATCCGGGATATCGACGCCCGGCGTGGTGCCGGTCGGGCCGCCCGAGTTGCCGGACGTACCGCCGTAGGTGCCGTCCTTAACGACATACATATTGCCGCCATGCACGACGGTCGAGCGGTGCTTATAGACCGTGTTTGGCGTCCAGTTGCCGGGATAACCGTTGGTCACGTTCATATTGAACAGGTTAGCGTACTCGCCCTTATCGCTGTTCTGCGAGGCAGTATAGTAGCGCGCCAATCCAGCCCGGGTCAGATCCTGCGCCACAAGGGCCGGCGAGATGTTGCCGGATCCGTCGCGCGACCAGAACGGCCCCAGGATCGGCTCGGCCATGAGCGAGCCCTGCGTGACCCAGGTCCCGCTGGTGGGCATGCCGCCGGAGATGAGGTCGAGCGGTGCATCGCCGCCCGTGACCGCCAGGCGCCCGCCCGAGATAGCGCCCGGGGCCGTCACGGTGATCGCCTCCAGGCTCTTGCCGGCGAGCGGCGGGCGCTTGGCGAGGGCGGCGGCGTCGAGGGCGCGCGCCGGCGCGGCGCTCGCGAGGACGAGCGCGAGAATCGCGAGGAAGAGGCGCATCAGGTGTTGGTCCCCGTCACGAAGAGGGTGTAGCCGCCCGACGCGTCGCCCTGGCGGTACACCTTGTTGGTCCCGAGCCCGTCCGGCGCGGTCGGGCGGCTCAACAGCCACGCAACAAACAGCGCCTCGAAGGCGGCGTTGAAGGCGGCCTGCTCTTTGCTGAGCGCTTGGTCGGCCGAAGCGGTGGCCGCCGCAGCGGCGGCGACCGCCGCCCCGATGGCGCTCTGGACGTCCGAGAGGGCGGCCACGAGCGCTGCCATGTTGCGGTTGACCTTGGCGAAGGACACCCGCGGGGTGTCGCCCTGCCCGTCGTTGGGCACCCGCCCGATGTTGACGTGCTCGATCTCGACCATCGGCGGCCTCTCCTCAGGCCGCGAAGGCGGCGTCGATCTGGGCCAGAGTCGTGACGGTCGGTGGCTCGGCGCGGATCCCGGCCACGAGGGCGGCCTCCGTGGCAAAGCAGCTCTGGACATGGGCGCCGACCGCCAGGGCGATGGCGGTGACCTGCGCCGCCGTCAGCATCACGAAGCCGCCAAGCCCCTTGAACGCGACGCTCGGCGCGCCGGAGGACTGGAGGTAGGCGACCGCAGCCGTGAGCATGGCCTGGGAGGTGCGGTCGCTCGCGACCGCGACGCCGTCGACCGTGATCCCTCGGGTCTCGGCAATGTAGCGCTGGGCAGCGGCGTGCTGGAGGAGGTCCGTGACCGTGGGCGGCGGCGCGACAGGCGGGGCAAACTCCGCCCCATCGTAGCGCCAGCTGATCCCGACCTCCGCCGGAGCCGGCACGCAGAGCTCGATAAGGGCCTCCGGGTAGCGGCCCGGCGTCGGGTCAAGCAACTCGACCACGACGCCATTGACAAGGCGGGCAACGGCCACGGGCGCGTCTCCTCAGAATGTGAGCTTGATCAGGCCGTCGGCGCCGCGGCCCCCGACGGCGTTCGAGGACGCCCCGGAGCCGCCACACCCCGGCGCGCTGGCATCGGCGCCGGGATAGGGGCCATAGCCGCCTGCCGGGGCGGTGCCCAGGTAGCTGGAGCCACCGGCACCGCCGAACAGCGCGCCTGCGAGGCTGTAGGGGAAGCTGCCGAACAGGCCCGGCACGTTGAACCCGTCAGAGCCGATGCCGTTGCCGCCGAAGGCGACAGTGTTGCCGAAGCCGGAGGCGCGGCCCTCGCCGCCTGCGCCACCCGTCGCCGCGGCGAGCGTCCCGACCGAGGTGGTGCCGCCCGCCCCGCCGTTGCCGCCCCCCTGCGCCCCCGGGGCGCCCCCCGTGCCCACGGTGAGCGCGATGGTGGTGCCGGGCACGACCTTGATCGCCGTCAGCTCCTTGTAGCCGCCGCCGCCGCCGCCCGTGCCCGCGGACGACCAGTTGCCGTTGCCGTCCGCCGCGCCCCCGGCGCCGCCGCCGCCGCCGCCTGCCCCCCAGATCTGCAGCGTCTTGATTTCGAATACGCCGGCCGGGACGACCCAGTTCTGGCTCGTGCGCACAATGAGCGTGCCCGACGCCGCGAAGCGCGCCGGGTTGAAGTTCACAAGCCCCAGCCTGCCGTCCGCACGCACCGCGACCAGGAAGGCCCCCGCGAGCACGTCGTTGTCCTTGAGGTCCGAGCCATCGGCCCGGCAGACGCTGCGCGTGATGTCCGGCTCGAACCCGGTGAACGTCACGGTGGTCGCGCCAACGTTCGGGGTGGGGAAGATCAGTTCGATCAGCATCCCCTCTTCGAGGGCCTCGACGGCCGGGTAGAGGCTCGCGACGGCAAACGCGCCGCCGGACCCTGTCGCGGTGCCGATGTGCAGGAGCGCCTTTGGCGGCGCCGCGCCGCCGATCAGCGCCTTGACGGCCTTGAGCACCTGCTGAAGGTCAGACCCGCTGGGGATGAGCCCGGCGCCCTCGATCAGCGCCTTCAGCTCCCGCATCGGATGCTCGATGGCCTTCGGCGGCACCTTCGAGCCCTGGGTGCCGGCAGCCGTGTTCTTGCTTACATAAGGCGCGTTCGGGTCGAGCGACCCGGTCGGGGGCACGTAGTCCATGGGGGCTCCGGCAGGCAGGCGCGCGCACCCGGCCGCGGAGGGGCGGCCGATCAGCGGCGCAGGCGAATGAGGATGGTCAGGCGGCGAGGCTGTAGGCGAAGATCAGCCTTGTGTGCTGGGGCGCGTAGCGGTGGAGCAGGCACTCCAGATCCTGCGCGGTGGTGAACCCTTCGAGGGGGTCCGTGTCGCACTCGCCCTCGTCCGGGTAGAACCACGTTTCGCCGTAGCCGCGCACGTGCACGACCCAGTATTTCCACTGGGTCTCGTCGGAGACTTGGTCGGTGTCCTCGATGTCGGGCTTGAGGATGTAGCCTTCGAGCGGGGTGCTGTCGCACTCGCCCTCATCACAGGTGAACCACGTCTCTTCGAGCGAGTCGTTCGAGCACTCCGACACGTCGCACAGGAACTGAGTCGGCTCCTCGATGGTGATGTCGTAGCCGATCGAGGCGGCGAGACAGATGAAATAGGCGGGCGACGCGCCGCCCTGCGCGGCGAAGCGGGCGCGGACCGCCGCAACCCGCGCCTCCCGTCCCGTCGGGCCGGTGCCGCAGGGGTCCGGCAGCCCGAGCTCGGCCTCCCAATCAGGCAGAGCCCAGGAGACGGCGGACGGCAGGGCCTGGGTCGCGAGGTCGAACTCGACCCGGTTGACCTCCGCGACCCAGGCCGCGAGCGCGCTCCAGACCTGGCGCATGACGGGCGAGGCGCCCCGCCCGTCGCCGGCCTCGTCCGTGCCCCAGGCGGGACCCCGCGGCGTGAGCGCGAGGAGCTGCGGCAGGATTCGCTCGGCTGTCGGCTCGGCCTGGATGTCGTAGACGGAGGGCGGCTCCGCCCCGAGGTGGGCGCAGGGCCAGCCGGGCGGCAGCTGGCCGGGATAGTCCAGGTCGACCGTGTAGCCCTCGCCGTCAACCGTCGGCAGCAGCCGGTCGGCGGTGGGCAGGGGGCGCGGCGGATCGATGAAGCCGAGCGCGGTCGCATCGGCGGTGAGGCCGGTGGCGTCGGCCGTAGGGCTGAGCCGGTCGACGGACAGGCGGCGCAGCATCGGCCCTAATCCGTGTAGGAGATGAGCCCCGGCACCGGGAGCTGACCCGGCCCGAAGACGAGGTCGTCGGCGGGCGTGACGAGGCGGTGGCGGTCTTCGCCCGTCGCGCGCGAGATGGCCTCGGTGAGCCAGGAGCGCGAGAGGGCGAAGGCGCCCTTGGTCGGCTTGCCCGGCTCGGCGCGATCGACGAACACGGCCTCGACCTCGGCGGCGATCGCGTCGCGGATGTCGGGTGTGTCGGGGGAGAGGCCCGCGATCAGGAGGTTGATGTGGTGCGCGATGGGGGCTGACACGAACACCCGGGCGGTCACGGGACGGCGCACGCCGTCGTCGATGTGGGCCTGAACCGTCGCAACCTGGGCCGCGGTCGGGATGCCGTTCGGCTGGTCGGCGACGGTGAACATCACCCAAACCGAGCGCGCGTCGTTCGAGAAGCTGTCGACCCAGACCGCGCGCACGACGCCCGGTAGCGCCTCCGTCACCCAGGCGATGTAGTCGCCCTCCGCCCCGCCATGGGGCGGGTTGCGCTTGCGGGCGAGCACCCGGGCGCGCAGGGACTCCAGGTCCTCGGCGTCGATCCCGCCCGAGAGGCCCGACCCGTCCTCAGCCGCGACGACGGTGGCAACGGTGCCCAGCGCCTCGGGCGCGTCGCTGTCGGGCGAGAGCGTCAGTTCGGTCCCGGCTGCGACGTTCCCGACCTCGCCCACGAGGTCGGCTTCGACGTAGAGGGTGACCGAGTTGCCGGCCGCGATGGCCTGCGCCAGCGTCGTATAGGTGAGCCCGTCCTCGCGGACCCACGTGAGACCCGCGGGCACGACGAGGCCGGGCGTCGCCGCGACTGTGACCCGTCCGAAGGCGGTCTGACCCGCGCCCTGCGCCAGCCCCAGCTCGAAGGCGTGGCGGACGAGCCAGATCTCGTCCGCCGTCGAGGCGAACATCTGCTTGAACAGCCACGCGCGGCGCTGCTCGTGCTCGAAGTCGAGGAGGGCGAGGACCTTGGCAAACACCGTGAAGGTGTTGGCCCAGACGAGCGCGACCGCCCCCTCGACGGCTTGCGTAAAATACTTGCGCGCCTGTGACCCAAGTTCGGCGAGCGAGCGGATGTTATAGCCCGCCATCGCTGCGCCCCCAAAACATGTCGAATCGATCGGAATAGACCTTGCGACCGTCACGGCCGTAGAGGTCGACGAACAGCATCAGGAGGTCGTTTTCCAGAATGAGGTCGTAGCCCGTATCAATGCGGGCGACCGCCCTCTGCATGAGGAGCGGATTGAGGGCACGCTTGGCCTCGGCCGCGACCTGCATCGCGATCTGCGCGGACAGCGTCTCGCGGCGGTAGAGCCAGACCTTCGAGCCGAGCGGCGCCTCGCCATTCGCCGTGTCGACGTCAAACCCATCCCCGACCCAGCCGCGCCGATCGCCGCGGTGCTCGGGCCGAAGCTCATGCACTTCGACGCGGCAGTCCGAGAACAGCAGCATGATGGTGGCGGTGCGCAGCGGGTTGGCTGCAACCAAGCCGCCGACCGGGCCGTCCGCGGCCCGCGTCGAGACCCTGAAGTCCCCGACCACGCCGCTTTCGCCCCGCCCGGCCGGGGCGCCGTCGATACGCAGCCAGACGATGTCCGGCGGCAGCACGACGACGCGCGCGTCCGCGAGCGGCGTGATGGTGAGCTGCATCGAGCCGGTATCCCTGGTTCAGACCGCATAGACCTTGGACGCGCTTCCCACGGCGATGTCGCCGTCGCTGTCGAGGTCGTCCTTGCGGTGGACGAGCTTCGCGCCCGACTTGCCGCCGAGGTAGACCGTGCCCTCCAGCACGATCTCCGGGGCGACGATGTGGACCGCCTTCGAGTGCACGACCCGGATGTTCTGCTGGACCAGCGAGACGATCGAGCCGTTCGCGTCATAGAGCGCGGTCGAGCCGACCTCCCGGTTCTTCGGGCGGTGGTCGGGGTGCTCCAGCCCAAGCACCATGTTGAGGCGGCGGCCCCCTTCGGGACCGCCGCCGAACTGCACCCCGAGCCCGTGCGCTCCTTTCGGCACGCTCGAATGGAAACCGAAAGGCTGAAGGCGGTGGACCCGTTTCAGCTCCTCGCCCGCGGGCCCCAGGAGCGTCGTGGTCTGCAGGTCGCCCTTGTCATCGGTCTCGACATGTTCGACCCGGAAGAGACGTCCGCTCACGGTTCCTCCTCGCCGCCCTGGTCCTCGCCGTCGGCGCCCAATTCGCTGCCGGTGTCGAGATCCCCGCTCGAGGAGCCGCCGCCCGACTTCGCGCCCCCAAGCGTGCGCGGCTCGACGAGGACGAGATCGGCATAGGTGCCGGCCCCCTCCCCCTCACCCATCACCTGCACGAAGCTGATGGTCTTGATCGCGAGGTCCTGGTCGAGGTCCTCGCTCGGCACCCGTGCCGCGACAAGGAAGCCGGGCTCCCACAGCTTGCCGCCGGCATCACGCCACGTCGCGACGCAAGGCGACGCGGTGACGCCGGATCCGGAGCGGCGCAGCTGCTGCCACTTCGCACGGCGCTTCAGTTCCTTGGCGGTGTCGGACCCCTCGTTGAACAGGATCTCGGGCCGGTAGCGCTCGACGCTCGGATCCTCTTCCCGCTCCTCCTGGCGCAGGGCCTTGCCGCCTGTGCCCCGGGCGGTCTGACCGCGCACGATGATCGGCGAGCGCTTGTTCTGGATCGAGAATCGCAGCTTCCACTTCGTGACCGGAGACTGCCCCTCGACGAGGGCGCCCGCGTGTCGGGTCTTGCCTGCGCGCGTGATCTTCACGGACCCGTCGGGCTGACCAGTGAGAAGCGCGCCGATCCGGCGCGCCTCCCGCTCGACCGTCTTGAAGAAGCTCTCGCCCGGGACGGTCTGTACGTCGCGCAGCTTCTTCAGCGGAATGTCGGCCTTGAAGCCGATGCCCCACTCGTCGAACTCGTCGCAGACCCCCTTGAGGTCCTTGTTCTCGACCCGGCCGGTCTTGTGCTTGGCGGGCGGACAGTCGATGGCATCGCCCGCCTTCGAGCGGCCCGAGACGCCGACCTCGCGGTGACCCTTCGCGCCGATCTCAACATCGTAATCGTCGACGTAACCGGTGCAGAGGAGATCGGCATCTCCGGGATTGAAGCTCCCGAAGCCTTGCCCCTCGGTATCGGGAGCGGTGTAGATCTGCACCAGCTTGCCGCGGCGCAGAAGGCGGGCCTGTTGCGACCAGGCCGGGTTCGTGGCCACGAGGCTGAAGGAGATCGCGGCTGCCTCGGCCGAGCGGGTTACGCTGACCTGCTGCCAGCCCTGCAGGGCCTGTCCGTCGACCACAAGGGTGACGATCTCCCACGTCGCGGACACGCGTCAGGCCTCACGGGTTCGGGGACAGCGCCTCGATCACGGGCCCCAGAAAAAGCGGGGTCCCAGAATTGTTGCGGGCGACCAGCTCGGCGCCGCGCGCCGGGTCGCCGTAGAGCGCCCAGGCGAGCGCCGTCGACGGCAGCGCGCGGGCGGCCTGGACGCGCACCACCGGCCGCAGGCTCGCGAGCTGCTGGGCCAGATAGGTGCCCGTCTCCAGCGCCACCGCGTTCAGCGCGCCGTAGACCTCCTGCCCGAGCAGCCCGGCGATGCGGTCGCCGGAGGCGTCCATCGCGGCCGCGATGCGCGCCCGTGCCCTCTCGCCGGAGGGACGGTCCGCAAAGGCGGACCGCGACTCGGCCAGGAAGGCCTCACCCAGGCAGGCGACCTCCATGCCGGTCGCGAGCGCCTGTGCAGCGCGGTAGGCGCGCGTCAGGACCGGCGAGGCCGTGCGGGGATAGGCGTCCCTCGCGCGCGCCGCAGCCGCGTACAGGCCGGTCGCCGCGTCGGAGGGGTTCGCCGCCCTGGCGAGATCCTGGACGCCCTGCGCCAGCATCCGGCCGATGGCGCCGACGTCGGCCATGCCGCGCACCCGGGGCGCCAGAACCCGGATGATCTGGCGAGCGCGGCGCCCAACCGGATCCGCTGTGGCCGCCGGGGCCGAGAGCGCTGTGGCGAGGTCGAGCAGGATCCGGGCGAGCGCCTGCGCGCTGACCGCGCAGGCGGCAAGCGCGCTCGATGGAATGTCGGCCATCAGCGGACCCCGAAGGCGGAGAGGGCGGAGCCGATCAGCCTCGGCAGTGTGTTGAGCACCCCCTCGGCAATGCGGTCGCCGAGGGGGATCGCCGGGAACCCGCCCCCCTGCGCGCCGGCCTCGCCGAACTCAAGATCGAACTGCACATAGCCCTGACTGTTCTTCTCGGCGGCACGGGAGCAGTTAAGGCAGCGGACCATGATCCCGGGCAGCATCGGCAGGATGAGCATGCCTGCGCCCGGCGTCGAGCAGACCTCCAGAAAGGCCATCGCGTCGGCGTCCACCGTATCGCCGGTGAGATACGCCTGGACCCGGAACTTCCAGGCCTTGCGGCCCATATCCTCGGTGCCGTGCGTCTCCGCCTTCGCGAAGGGATGGAACGCGACGTAGCGCCCGGCGTCGTCCACGGTCTCGCGGGACACATGGAAGGGCGTCCCGCGAAAGCTGGCTCCCGGAACGGTCTTCGGCCAATTGCGCATGCGATCCTCAGGGCAGGATCTTTGCGAGTTCCTTGGCGATCTCCGCCGGCAACTCGCGGTGCACCACCTCGTCGAAAGCCGCTCGCGTCTTGCCCCGGATCATCTCGGCCGGGATCAGCACGCCCGACTTGACCTTGCGGATGTGGCCGCGCCAGCGACCGCCATCCGTGTTCACGTAGACATGGCCGTTGAGCTTCTTGACCATCCGGCGGTTCGGGTCGCGGCCAGAGCGGCGGAAGCCGCCCGCGATCACGACCTTGTCGCCATAGACCCGCGCCACAACGCTTCCCCCCTCCTCCCGGGGATGGAAGTACTTCAGTGAAATATCCCCGCCGCGAGTCCAGATGTCGACGCGCAGCTTGTTCGGCGACGCCCGGTTCATCTTGACGGCCTTGACGATGATCCGCCGCGGCAATCCAGTTTGCTCGGGAAGCGTGGCGACGACGACGGCCTTCGTGCGGGTGCCGACGCGGTTGAGGACGAGGGCCTGGGCGCTGGGGAGGCGCTTGCCCATCACCTCCAGTGCCCGCGCCATGTCCATGACGCCGGTGGTACTGAGATGGATGGAGAGCATTAGATCCAGTCCCCCTCCGAGCGCGCCTGAGGCATCGACACGCCGACATCGGCCTTGATCGGACCCGACGTCGTCGCGCGCATGCCGCGGGTGCGCGCCTGCAGCCCCGGTGAGGCCGAGACCTCGACGAGGTGATGCGTGCGCAAGGACATGTCCCGCAGCGTGGCGGCCACGTTCTGGAGCGAGGCCGAAGCGTCGTCCTGCGCGGGCTTGGGCGGCAGCGCGCGCTGCATCGTCTTGGCGCGCTCGTCGTCCTCGCGCTGGAACCGGTTGTACCAGTCCCGCCCGAAGCCGCCGCGGCGCCGACTCGCCCCCGGAATGTCGGCCGGGATCTCGAACCGCCGCACGCCAAGCGCCGCCGCTTCCTCGGGCGTCGTGGTCTGGCGCAAGCGCCCCCAGAAGCCCTTGTGGCGGCCCTGGGTCATCTCCCAGTAGGCCGCCTCGAGCTGCTGCTGGTGGGTCGCACCGTGGACGTTAATGCCTGTCCCCGCGAGGATCTCGCGGCGCCGATCCATCTTCCACATGAACGACCCGTAGGACGTACCCCGGTCGCCGTAGCCGTGCGGCTTGAAGTTGTTCTCGCCCTGCTCCATGCCGACGAGGCCGGCGGCCTGGGCGGGCGTCGCGCCCTTCCCGATCCAGAAGTCGTAGGACTCCCGAGCTCCGGCCGCGAGCCAGTTCGGGGCGCCGGTGTAGCGATCCCGGCCGCCTCCTCTGCCACTCGGGAGGGAGGCATAGCGCCCGCTGCCGGAACCGACGGCACCGCCGCCCTTGCCGCCCGGCGCAGCCGAGGAGATCGAGGCGAGAGCGCCAGCGGCACCGCCCGCCGTGCCGCCGCCGAAGGAGGCGCGCTGGATCAACGAGCCGCCCCCGCCGAAGCCCTCGCCGGGCGCGAGGTTGATCGGCATGTTGATGCCCTGCGCGAACAGGGCCTTCATCCGATCGTAGATCGTCTGGCCTTGGCTCTGAACCTCGGACGCCTTCTCCTTGACGCCATCTGCGATACCCTGCCCGGCGGCGCGGCCGGCCTCCTTGGCCGGCTCACCGCCGAACCACGTCGGGGCATGGCTCTTCCACCACTCCTTGATCGCTGGGCCGAACTCACCCATTGGGTTCTGGTCGATCACACCACCGGTCGCCGGATCAATCGCGGTCGGGCCCTTCTCCTTCAGAACCTTCGGCAACTGTTCCGCGGTCGCGACGCCGGCGACTGCCGCGCCGGCCGCCACACCTGCCGCCGCCACGCCGCCGGCAAGGCCTACACCGGCCGCAGCTGGGGCGGCCGTGCCTGCCACCCCAGCCGCGCCACCCGCGCCCAGCCGCACGGCTGCGGCATCGAGCATGGCCGCCGAGTGGGTCAGGGCCGTTGCCGACCCAGAGAGGCCGAACCCGGTGGCCAGCTTGTAGGAGAGATAGCCCGCCGCCCCGAAGCCCGCCCCCGCAACCCCAATGCCGCCCGCAACCGCAAGGTTCGGGTGGTCCTTGGCGACGAGCGCGAGGCTCTGCACGCCTTCGGCAACCGACTTCAGTCCGACCGAGGCCTGCGCCATCAGCGGAGACGAGGCCGTGGTGATCAGGTTCTCAAGCGAGGCCGTGACCGCCTTGAACGCCTGTGTCGGATCCTCCGAGAGGTTCCGGGCATAGATCTGGTCGAGAGTTCCGGCCTTGTTGATGTTGACCTCGTCCTTGAGCAGACGTTGCACGGACAGCTTCTGCGTCAGCGCCTCGGCGAACAGGTTCGAGTTCGAGTTGCGGAACATCGTGCCGAGAGCTTTCGTCAGCTCCAGCTTGTCGTCGACGTTGACGCCCTTCTTGCGCAGGGCCGGCAGCAGCACGGTCTGGGCCCATTCCAGCGGGTCGGACAGGGCGAGGTTGGTGTTCTTGACCGCCCCGCCGGACCACGAGACGGCGTGACCGCCCTTCGTAATCGTCTTCTTCGGGTCGAGCAGCCCGAGATTGAGCCAGGCCTCGGCCTGCTTCTTGTCGTTTGCCTTGCCGAGGATGACGTTCCTGAAGGCGTTGGCCGCCGTGCCGGCGCGGTCGCCGCCGTATTCCGTCACCAGGGACGGCGCGATCTTGGTCAGGAATCGCTCGCTGTAGAGCGGCAGCGACGCCTTCGCTTGCTGGGCGAAGTTGACCGCCTCGCGCGGGTTGAAGTTGCCGCGCGTGAAGGCCATCGCGCGGATCAACTCGCCGGCCTCCCGCTGGAACACGGGCGTGTTGCCGGCCGTGCCGCGCATCTCGAAGAACCGGGCGAGCTTGTTGCCGAGCTCGCCCGCGCCCTCATGGATCTTGTCGCCGGCCGAGGCGTGCAGCACCGAAGCCGACTTCTGCATGAAGGTCAGGTTCTCGATCGCGTGGTGCAGATCACCGAACGCGCCGGTCGTCTCGTTGATGACCTTCAGGTTCTCCTCGAAGGTCGCGGTCGGCACCGCGCGGGTCGTCGCGCGCGAGGCCGCCTCGATCTCCTCCATCTCGTGGGCGGTGCGGCCCGCGTTCTTGAGCGCCACGACCTCGTGCTGGTAGCGAGCGCCGGCTCGCACAGTCTCTGACACGCCGTGCGCCACGGTGTGGGCGCCGACATAGCCCGAGGCCGCGGCGGCGGCCGTGCCGAGAGCGCCGTGCCGACGCATGTGCCGGGCGTATTCCTGCATCTCCCGGCGGTGGTGCGCCGCGGCCTGGGCCGCGCGCTCCTCGGCCGAGATCTGCTGGCGCAGCGCCTGTGTCGTGCTCTCGGTCGCAGCCTTCAATTGCCGCTGCCTGCCGGCAAGGTTCGAGAGATCCGCCCCAAGCGCGGTCGCAGCCCGCTCGGCGTGCTGCAGCGTCGCGGTCTGGGCGGCCACTGCCGCGGTCGCGACCCGGACCGACCGCTCGGCCGTCCGGTACTCCTTCCCGAGCTCGCGCACCGCCGTGCGGGCAGCCGCGGCGGTGCGGGCCTGCTCCGAGCCCTTGGTGAGACGCACCCCGTTGAAGGCAGCCGCCGCGGCGCGCGCCTTGTCGTACTCGCCCGCGAGCCGCGCCGCCTCGGCGCTGGCTGCCTTGAGGGTCGCCTGCGCCTGCTGCAGGCCATTGCGCGCGTTCATCGCCGCCGTGACGGCCTTCTGCGCCTTTTCGGTCTCCAGGAGCGAGCGGGCGAGCTTGTCGACCGAGGCCGAGACCTTCGATGCGTCCTCGATCTGCTTAAGCGCCTTGACGACATTGTCGACGGCAGCCGTAGCCCGATCCTCGCCAGAGAGGACCAGTTTGGCCTCGATGATGCTGCTCATCTCTTGCCCTGCGCCTTGCGCTCAGCCCTATCGACTGCGCGACTCCACCACCACAGCAACTGGCTGATGGTCATTCGGCCGATGGTGTCGGGCTGGATTCCGACGTCGAAGAAGAGTCGCTCGACGATGACGTCGAGCCACGGATCACCTGCGGATCGACGTCGAGGAAAAAATCCATGATCACGTCCCGCACCTTGCGGGTGTCGGACGCGCCGAGCAGCGAGAGGGTGATCGGGTCGCCCGGCTTTTCGCCTTCCGCGATCAGGCGCTCGGCATAGGCCTTGATGTTCCCGTACATGGGGACCGGGATCATCCGGTCATCGCCCCGCGGTGTCCAGACATAGACGTCACCAATCTCCATGATGTCGTTCCAGACCGGCTCCCGGAACTCGAGCTGGTGGATGACCTTGTGACCGGTAATCGAACGGTCGAGAATGACGATCTTATTTGCCACGGGAAGAGCCTGTGTTGAGGCGAGCCATATCGGCAGGAATCGACGGGGCAGGTCAGCGCGTGCGCGCCCAACGGTACTGGTCGCTTTCGAGCTTCAGGCCCGTGACCTCACCGTCCTTCGTGTTGATCTCCGGCTCACCATCCCAGCCAGCCGCAGTGAGGTAATGGACGACACCCGCGTCCGTCTCCTCGAAGGTGACGTCCGGCTTCTGGAGCAGCATCGTCTCGTCCCACGGGATGCCCTGCCCGCGGTCGAAGCTCAACTCGATCGAGGCGAGCTTCGGGGCAACCGACGAATAGGCCGACCCGTCCCAGTTCACGCCGTTCGCGTTGACGGCTCGCGCTGGTCTCACCTTCCCTTCGCTTCGGCCGGAGAACCGGCGGCCGCCGATGTCAATGGTGTAGCGCCCACCCTTGGTGTCCATATCCCGTGCTCCGGCAAGAGATCAGCAACGTCCAGGCGCGCGAGAGCGCGCGCCCGGATCGGCCGTCAGAGGCCCGACGCGTTCGCGGCGGTGAGGTTGGTGAAGATCGTCTCGTTGACCGCGAACACGCGCAGCGCCGCAGCAGCCGAGGCCGGCAAGTAGAAGTTGACCCGGTCGTTATCGTAATCGGGGTCGACCACGAGGTTCGCGGCGAAGAGATCTGGTTGGCGCACGACCCCGGCAATGTTGCTGAGTTCCACGTAGCCGTGGATCACCGTTGCCCGAAGCTGCGGAGGCGTCGCCACCCCCTGAATGCTGTTCGGATTGTCCTCACGGAGAACGTGCCGCGGGTAGGTCCCGAGCAGCTTCGCCTTCATGTGGCGCTTCACATAGACCGAGATCATTACCTTCTCGATGTCGAGGAAGGTGGTGTCCGGCAGACCCGCGGCATTAGTCCGGTAAGTGGTGACGACCCGGTCAAGCGCGGCATCGCCGGACGCCGTGAAGACCAGCGCGCTGATCCCGTTCCGGTAGAGAGAATCACGGTCCGCAATGCCGAAGACTGCCGCCGGATCCTTGGGGGGGCGAACGCCGACAAGCACGATGGTCTGCATCGGCCGGGCGATCTCGATCGCCGTCTTCAACTCGCGGCCGAGGTTTTTGTAGAAGGCGATCGCGCCGCCGAGAGCGCCCGCGATGCACCAGGGCGCGGTCGGCACCTGGTTGATGCCGAGCACCGTGGCGTGGCGGTCGTTGCGGGTCACACCGAAGGCAGTCAGCGTCGACAGCGTGCCGTTCTTGACGGTGATGTAGTGCCCGTCGAGGCCGACGAGGGGGGCAGCGCGGCCGGTACCGGTGTCCGAGAGGAAGTCACCGGCCGCATTCAGATCGGACACGCTGCTGTATGGTGTCGTGATGAAGTCGGCCGGGCGATTACCGAGGCAGGCGAGCACGCTCGCCATATCAGGCAGGCCAGAGCCGCCGGTCATCGCCGTGATGGTCACGGTGAGCCCGGCCGGGTCGACCTCGTCGCCGTCGAGGCCTGCCTCAATGCGTAGGTCGTTCGCTTCCGCGCCGGTGTGGCGAGCTGTGAGGATGATCTTGCCGGTGTCGGTGCCGTCAATGGTCGCGACGACCGGGGCGCCGAGGCGGCGACCGAACTTCACGTAACCCGCGTTGATCTTGGCCGCCAGGGCAGCGGCGATCGTCGTCTTGGTGTCGTTGACCCCGACGCCGACCTGATATCGCTCACCACCGATGTAGCGCACGAGCGCGCCTGCTGCGGTGGCCGTGCCGTTGATGGTGATGGCGCCCGCCGCTTTCTGACCGCCGGAGGGATCGCCGACGTCAACGTACCACATCTCGCCGAGCGGGTTCATCGCCCGGGCATAGGCGATCATCTCCGCCCCGATCGATCCGACGCCGCAGAGTGCGTTCGGATCGGTAGAGCCGATATTCACGGGGGTCAGCGGCTGCGAGGCGCTCCCCGTGAGCGAGCGCCCGAGGACGTATTGCTGCGAGGGTCCGCGCGCGGTCGGCGGCCCCGCATTGATCTCGGCGGCGAAGATCGGAACCCGGATGTCGCCCGGGACCTGGTTGAACGCGACCTGGGAGGCGGCCATCGGGTTTCAGCTCCAACGAAAAGGCCGCCCCGGGTGGGGCGGCCTTGGGGTGGGGTCAGGGGTTGATGGCGCGGTCAGCGCCGGGGTCGAAGAGGGGCGCCTTCGAACGTCGGCGCTGTGGCTGCATCGCCCGTGGGCGCCGCGGTGCTTGCGGCCATGCCCGAGGCCTGAACTCCCTCGTTCGGCACATCCTCGGCGACGATGTCGCCGCGGCGCTCCAGCAGCGCCCAATGGGGGGTCCAATCGAGGACAAGCCCCTCGGGTGGGAGATCGCGTCCGCGTTCGATGTCGGGGATCACCGCGCCCGGTACGGCCGGCTTGATAAGCTTCTTCATGGGTCAGCCTTGGTCGAGCGGCACGATGATCGAGGTTGAGGGGGGATTCTGCTCGGGCGGAATCACCGGCTCGCCCTCAACGAGCGGCTGGGGCGCGATCGTCATCCCGACGGTCAACGGGCGCGGCGCAGGCTGACCTGCAACGGGCGGGTACTTCCCGGCGATCAGCGCGCAGGTCTGGTAGCCCGAGGAGCCGATGGGCATGGCTTCGCAGACGGTGCGCAGCGGATCCGGCAGGGCGCGGAACTCCCCAGGCCGGGCGTCCCACACCGACGCCGCCTCGTCTCCGATCAGTTCGACGTGTACGGTCAGCAACCGGATCGCGAGCTTCTCGCCGATGTCTTCGGTCGCGAAGCGCTCGCTCTCATAGCCGGTAACCCGACGGATGACCTTGCGCACGAGGCGGCCGGCGCTCGACCCAGCAAGCCAGAGGATGCGATCCTCCAGCACGTCGAGGATCGCCTCGGCCTCTCGGTCGGTGACAGGCGTCCCATAGCCCAGGAACTCGCCGGCCTCGTCGAACTCGACCGTACGCAGCGCGATCTCGAAGGTGAGGCCGGCGCTGTCGTCGAAGGGCGGTCCGCCGTTCTGGGGGTTCCACGCGCGCCCCCTCGAATCCTCGGTGGTCAGGATAACGACGGGATGGGGCTCGCGCGCGTTGAAGTTGCCGATGCGGCTGTCCCAGATGCAGTCCTGGCAAATCGTCTGGAATACAGGATCCGCGAGCATTCCCTGGTACATCGCGAGGCGGGCTGCCGTGCGCTTCAGGCTCATCAGGCGGGCCTCAATTGCAAGACGGCGCGGTCGAAGCGGCCGTCGAGGACCTGACCGACAACGAAGCGCTCGCCGGTCTCCCGGCGCTCGAGGAGGTCACCCTCGCGCACCTCCTTGAGCAGGTTCGCCTTGGCAACCGTCACCCGGGGCATGGCGGAGACCATCGGGCGCGTCATGTTGAGGGACACGTTCCGGTCCCGCGCCCGGACGTCCTCGGCCGAACCGGAGAACCGGCCGAGGAAATCAAAGGCGAGGCGGGAGGGATCCGGGACGTGGCGCGCCGAGCGATCCCCAGCAGGCGCCATGCGGGGCGAGAGCCGGAAGCTCTCGCCCCACTGGCGATCGACCGCGGCCGCCACGCGGGCGCGGCGCTGCGCGGTCCTGGACATGGCCGCCGATCAGTTGTTGGTGCTGACGCCGGAGAGCAGCGCCTCTGGCCGGGTGCAGATGCTGATGGCGTTCATCTGCACCTCCATGTTCCGACCTTTACCGTTCTCCTTGCGCCACTGGCGCGCGTAGCGCGGCAGTCCGATCGTGTTAACCGTCTCCTCGTAGTCCGCCGGCGCGAAGCGGGTGATGAAGAGGTCCTGGACGCCGACCGGGATGAAGCGCACCTCCTCCGACCCGAAGAACGGGCCGTTGGCCGAGGCGGTGGCCTGCGTTCCGGTCCGGTAGCGCTCGAAGGTGATGCCGCCGAACTCGAAGCGGAAGACGTGCGCGTTGCCGCGCAGCTCGGCTGCCTGGATCGTGTTAAGGTAAGTCTCACGCACCGTCTTGTGGGCGAGCAGCTTCTTCCAGAACCCGTTGCCGCAGAAGGCGTGCAGCCCCGACATCATCATGCCGTCGAGCGCCGCTTCGACCTGATCAATTACGTCGAAGCAGACCATGCGGACGTCGGTGGTGGCGATGTCGAGGTGGAACTCGATCGGGTCGGGACGCGTCAGCCCATACATCTGGTACAGGTCGAACATCGTGTTCCCGTACTTGTCGGTGATGAGTCCCTTGAGGCAACCGACCCGCTGGTGCTCGAGCGTGACGTCGAGAGCGCGCGTGTGCTTGCCCATCTTGCTCTCGACGAGACGCTCGACGGTCTCGACCTGAGAAGCCTGCCCCTCGGCACCGAACGCGCGGACGCCCTGCACCTCGTCCGCCATCACGCTGTCGTCGCGCTGATAGTGCGGCACCGGGAAGGCGCGCACCTTGCGCTTCTCATTATCTGTCGTTTCGCCGACTCCGCCACGCGGCGTCGGTGCGACAAGGGCGAGGGTGCCGTTCATCTCCTCGACCATGACGGTCGTGGTGGTGACGCCCTCTTCCTGGAAGATGCCCGTCGCGCCGATCTGGCCGGGCACGAAGGGCTGCTTGTTCACCTTGGCGGTCATCGAAACGACCGAGAAGGCGTCATTCTCGAAGATGTTCAACATGGACGGGGGTCCTCTGAAACGCAGAAGGCCGCCCGTCAGGCGGCCGGATAGAGGGGACTGGCGAGCGGGATGCGCGTCAGCGGACGATGATGCCGAGGGCTTTTAGCTCGGCGACCTTGGCGGCCACCTCGCCCGGCTGATCGACCGAAGCGTGGTAGACGAGGCGGGCGCCGTAGACCTCGGCGTCGCGCGCAATGGCGGCCGCCAGGACATCGACGGAGGTGGCATCCACGCGGTGGTAGAGGACCGCCGCGGCCTGGGCGCTGCCGTTCACGGCCGCGAGATCGGTGGGCACGTACTTGCCCGATCCGGCCGCGATCGTGATGTCAAAACCATCACCGCTGGCGAACGGGGTCCCGCCCGCCGTGATGGTGAAGCCGAGCGGCCCCGCGAAAGCGACACCCGTGCTGCCCTGCCCGACCTCCTCGCCATCAGGGTCGACGACGACGAACTTCGTCGCCGCCGTGAACTCGACCCGGTAGACGCCCGGCTGGACGTTGGTGCCGGTGGTCACGGCCGAGATGGTGCCGTTGCCGGCATTCCCCGCCTTCGCCGCAGCCGTTGCGGCACCCGAGGTGATCCGTCCCAGCACGGTGCCAGGCATCAGGACGCCAGAGCCGGACGCGACGGTAATGTTCTCGCGCGAGCGGTAGCCTTCGGCCTCGGACTTGAGGAATTCGGCGGTGTGCCGACCCTCGGTGAACGTCGGATAGGTGGGGAACATCGCTGGACCTCAAGATCAGGGGTGGCGGGCAGCAGGCGCGCGGAAGCGATTCAGACGTCCTTCGGACGGCGGGCGGCGTAGATCGCATCGGTGTCGATCACGGCCTTCTTCGGCTCGGGCGAGGTGGTGGCCTCGGGGTCGAGCACCAGCGGCTCGCGGGCGGACATCCGATCGGCGAGGCTGCCGCTCTTGGTGAGGCCGGCGAGCGCGCCCTTCGCGGCGTCGGGCGTCATGTCGGTGGTGAGCGCGAGGTGGCGGGCACTCGCCTCGCGGCCCTTCGCCTCGTCGCAGCCAAGGATCGCCGAGATGCGCTCGCGTTCGGCGGTGGCGCCGGCCCTGGTGCCTTCGGCGAGGCCTGCGGCGTGACCTTCGGTTCGCGCCTTGTCGAGGTCGGCCTGGGTGAAGCCCGAAGCGGTGGCGCCGGGCACGGTCTTGTCGTCGCTCATGGAAGCTCCATTCGATCGCGACTGGGTGGAGCGCCCGGCGGGCGCGGCGGAGAGATCGGCGAGCACCTCCTCTAAGGTGCCGACCGCGTCGACGAGGCCGGCTGCGACCGCCTCCTCGCCCATGAAGCAGCGGGCCTGTGTGCCCCGGATCTTCGTCTCGTCGAGATTGGTGCGCCCCTTGGCGACCGTCTCGACGAACTTCCCGTAGAAGCCCTCGACCTCGGCCTGCAGGTTGGCGCGGACGTCGTCGGGGAGTGGCTCGTAGGGGTTGGCGTCGACCTTGTGGTCGCCGGCGAAGATCAGGGTCGGCTTCAGACCCTCCGCCTTCAGCCACTCCGAGAAGTCGAGGTGGCAGAGCACGACTCCGATCGAACCCGAGATCCCGGTCGGGATGGTCACGATGCGGTTTGCCGCCGAGGCAATGGCGTAGGCGGCCGAGGCCGCCATGCCATTCACCAGCGCCGTGACAGGCTTCTGGGCCGCGACCTGGCGCACGACCTCGGCCGCCTCGAAGGCGCCGACCGCCTCCCCGCCCGGGCTCTCCAGGTCGAGCAGGATGCTCTTCGTCCGCAGGTCCGCCGCGGCCATCCGCATCTGGTAGGCGAACCCCTCGTAGGAGATCAGGCCCGACGAGGCGCCGACCCAGGCGCCGCGATTCACGAGCTCGCCGACCATGGTGATGATCGCGACGCCGTCGGCTGTGCGCCGGAACGGCAGAGGCCGGCGGGTGCCGTCCTCTGCCATCGGGTACTCGCCGTAGAAGCGGCTCGCCCGCGGCGTGTGGGCCTCGATCGAGCCGTCCGCCCGCTCCTGGCTGCGGAAGAGCTGCACGCTCTCGCCGGCATCGTGCTCGACGCCGCCCACGTTGCCGAGGGCGGCCGGGCCAGCGGCCATGCGCGAGAGCAGGAAGACCGAGATCGTCTCGGCCGCGGAGGGCGCGAGCAGGAGCGCCCGGTTGTAGAACCGGCCGGCGACGCGATGGTACTGCATGGGGCCTCTCGGTCGGGCCGATCAGCCCGCGGTGAACGCGAACCGCCGGGGCTTGCCCAGCGACCTCGCGGCGCACTGCGCCTCCGCATCCGCGAGTTCGGTGCGCAGAAGGTCGATCTTGGGAGCGGTGAACCAGACGTCCTCGTCGACGTCGCCGTTGCGGAAGCGGATGCGCTGCTCGTGCTGACCGCTGAGGAGGCCAAAGTAGGCCGTGCGCAGCGCGGTCGCGCGGGCGCACGGATCGGTCCAGTCGACCGCGTCGGCCATGCTCAATCGTCCTTTTGCGTGACGAGCTTGTCGGAGACGGTGTCGGGCACGGTACCGGCGCCATTCTCGGGCAGGCCGTACTCCTCCCGCATGTCTCGCTCGCGGGCGCGCTGCCGGTAGACGTCCTCGATGTCGACGCCGAGGTCGTTGGCGATCATCTCGTCGGTCATAACGCCCATGTTGCGGTAGGTCTCATGGGCCTTGGCGGTCTTGAGATCGTCGGCCTGGGGCTTCGGCGAGCCACGCCACTCAGCGCGGCAGGCGGCGGTGCGGTTGGCCATGAAGCCGTCGATCCCACCTGGGAACGGGATCGCGCCGCTCTCGATCTCCTCCTCGAGCCAGCCCTCGTAATGGGGCTGGCAGAAGGGCGCGACGATGTTCCGGCGGCGGTAGAGAGTGATCTGGAAGATCTCACCCGTCGCCATTCTGACCGACGAGTAGGTCGCGTTCGTGTAGTCGCCGGTCCCGCTCTCGTAGGTCAGGCCAAGGCAGCGGAGGAGTTCGCGAAGCAGAAACAGCGCTTGGTCCTTGTAGTCGGACGCGGATCCTTGCGCTGAATGGAACGTGAGCTCTTGGCCGGGAAAGAGGTGCGCGAAGCGACCCTTCTCCCCAAGGTCGATCGTCGTGCCCTTGTACCAGCCATCCTGCATCGACGCCCAGCAATCGAAGGCCGTCAGGCCTTCGCTGTGCATCCGCGCCTGTTCCTGGGGGGTGAGGAGCCCTTTGAGCACCTCCTCGGTCGGCTCGTTCGACTTCACGGTCGCCGCGAAGACTGCGCGGATCAGCGCGGCGGTCAGCGTTGCGTCCGCGAGCTGGTCGAACTGGCGAGCGACCTGGAGCGCCGGCACCAGGGGCGAGATACCCCGGTACTGACCCGCGACGCCGTCGAAGACATGACCGATGCGCACCCGCCCGCCGGCCTCGCGCGCCCTGACCTCGATCTCGACGTCGGAGAGGCCCTGGCGGCGCCAGAAGATGTAGGATTGGGGCGCCCAGTCCTGATCCATGCGCACGCCTTGGACGAGGCGAGGGTACTCCGACCGCTGTGATAGGCGGTGGGGCGGAATGAGCCGCACCTTGGTGCCGTACTGTCCTCCAGGTCGGGTCTTCCACGCTGTTTCGGAGACGATCTCACCGGGCGCGAACCAGCCGCGGAACGCGGCCGCCTGCAACTGCCCGAAGCTGCGACGGCACTCGATATCGCACTCGTAGGGGTTCCGTGCCCATAGTTCGAAGCGCTGCTCGATCAGCCGACCAAGCTTGCTGGCCTCGCCCTCGGTGAGACCGAGGGCGACGGCGTCGGGCAGCGCCGAGAGGCGCAGGCCGGTGCCGACGGTGTTGGCCACTGCCTGGTCAACGGCGCCAGCGACCCACCCGCTGTTGTGGATGATGTCGTTGGCGCGGCCCGCTGCCCGCCACCACGCCTGCTGGACCTCATCGGAGGCGTCGCGCACTGGCGGGTTCCAGCCGCGAAACAAGGGTCCATGGCCGCCTCGCATGTAGCCGGACGCCCACGACGGTACGGATGCTCGCGGCTGTGGCCGGCTGCCGGAGACGGCCGGCACGCCGCTCGGCATCGAGCCCTGCCGGATCCGAGGCACAACCGACACCATCCGCATCACCTGCCGTTGAGGCGCGCCGCGCGGGCTGCCATGCGAGCCGCGAGCGTCTCGCGGAGGGACTTCTGGGCCACCACGGCCTGGGGCGGTCCGGCGGGCGCTGGAACCTCCGGAACCGGCTTCGGGGGCTCCTCGAAGGGCACCTGTGGTGCGCTCCCCGCCGCCGGCAGCGGCGGGGGCGCAGTGTCGTCCCAGTCCCGCATGACGCCTTCCGGGATGCGCTGCACGTTCAGCAGGTAGCCGGCCGCAGCCGCGAGTGCCTCGCAGTCGAGGAAGTGGTTCTCGGCCGAGATCGGCGTCCAGACTGGCTTGCCGGCGACGATCTCCCGGACCTCCGAGACGAGCTGCTGACAGTACCGGGCCGGCACGTCGGAGGGCACGTGGAGCGAGCCCGGCCGGCCGATCGGCGTCAGGAGCCGCGAGGTGACGAGGCTCTTGAAGAAGTCCGAGTCGAGGGTCGCCAGGTCCACGCTGAAGCGCGCCGCCCTGCCCTTTGCGTCGACCTCATGCTTCTTCACCGTCAGCGGCTGCGTCCGGGTCGCCCTGCCCTTCGTCGGGCTGACCAGCCAGTCGTAGCGCCGGCAGAACTCGTAGACCTTGTGGACGTCGCCGGCGTCGGGCTTGTCAGGCCTGAAGCCGGAATCGATCAGCGCCTTCTCGATGTGGAGGCCCCCGTAGGCACTCGTGAGTGCGTCCGCGAGGTCGTCCCAGATCTCCTCGCCATCGGTCGGGCCAAGCAGCTCCTCGGCCTCAATCAGCCAGGAGGCGCCGCGGGCGCCGAAGCCGCGCACCACGTAGTAGATCGAGCGCCTCTGGACGTCGATGCCGGCGACGAGGCGCATCACCTCACGCGGCACCTCGCCCAGCCGGTAGGGCACGATCTTCGCCCGCACCGATTCCGCCTTCGGCGCGTTCATCGGCGCTTCGGCGTAGACCTCGCCAGCCTTGTTGACAGAGCCCTGGATCGCCTCGTGGTCGCTGGTCAGGCGGGCGAGCATCAACTCCTCGACCCGCTCGCCCCAAGTCACGAAGGGCGAGGCGAGGCCCGAGACCCACAGCGACAGGACCGTGGAATCGGGAGCCTCACCCTCGACCGCACCGTCCGGCCGGATTGTCTGCCCGGGCGCGACGAACACGCCACGCGCATTCATCTCGGGCTTCAACTCCTCGGTGATGACGCAGCCGTGCACCGGGCAGCAGAGGAACGTCTCGCGGCGCGCTTGCGCGGGCGTCGCGTCCTTGGGGGCCTTCAGGTCCTTGAGCCGCGGGATGAACCATTCCGAGCAGGACGGGCAGCGCCACGCCCAATGGTGGCGGGTGCCGCTCTGCCACTTCACCCAGATCGGGCTGTCGAGGACGGAGGGGTCCGCCACCTTCCAGAATTCGAGGCCCGAGCGCTCGCAGCGCTCGGTCTCGACCCGACCACGCTTCGGGGTCGAGGTGACCGCAATCTTGCGGTCCGCATAGGTGTCCGCGCGCGCCTTGGCGAGGGTGAAGGGATCTCCCTCGCCCCGCACGCCGCGGAGCATCTTGTCGTACTCGTCGATGTAGACGTCGCCGGCCTGATCCGAGGCCAGCGAGGTCGCCGAGCCGGCCCAGGCCAGGCGCACCGACACGCCGTTGACCGTCTTCCGGGTCTTCTTGTTCCGCTTGCCGCGAGCGACGAGGCCAGCGAGCCGCTCGGCCTCGTCGAACAGCTTCATGAGCCGGGGCTCGAACTGCTCGGAGACGAAATCCTTCGAGGGGCCCACGTAGAGCTGCGGGCGCGGCCGAGTGTCGAGCCGCCAGCCGATGACGTCGAGGATCCCGTCCGTTTTGCTCGACTGAGTGCCCGTGATGAGCGCGCAGACCTCGTAGCGCGGATCCTCGAAGAACCGCTCGAACGGGATGATGTAAGGGGTTAGCCCAGGGTCACGAGAACCGGGTACGCCGGCGCTGAGGGGATACACGCGGTTTGCGCGTGCCCACGCGTCGGGGCTTGTCTGCGGCCTTGGCTCCCACAGCTTCGCCAGCCGGGCCAGCGCCGCCGGCCGTGTCTGCAGCTCGCTTCGCAGCCGCTCCGAAAGCGTCATCGATGTGCGTCTCGATCTGCCGGCGAAGCGCGAGGTCCTTCGTCACCCGCGCGGGGATGCTCATGAGGTCCGCCCGGAGTGGCCCGGCGAATTCGTCCACGATGGCGAGCGCCTCGGCTCGCGCCTCGTTGATGAGCGCGCCGGAGCGCTCCTCGAGGCGCATGTCGATCTCCTCGGCCCGCTTGTCCTTCAACCGGCTCTCGCCGGCCGACTTCGTGGCCCGCCGCTGCTCGTCCTGCAGGTACCGCAGTCGCGCCACCAGGGCCTCGCGCAGTCGGTACCGGCCCTTGCCGTATCGCTTGATCACGCTGGCGCGGGCGAGCTTCAGGATCGTCTCGTCGGAGCAGTCCGCCCAGAGGCAGAGGGTCGTGAGCCCGACCTCGAAATCCATCCGCCCGTCATCGCCGACGACGGGGGTGAAGGGCTGCTCGGGGGTATCGGCCATCCACTCCAACCTGAAACTGCGGGAGCGCAGAAACGGGCGGGAGGCGCGCCCTTTTCGGCCGCAACCCCCTCTCTACTTGCTACGGTCCCTTAAGTTCTTAAAGTCAACCCCTCGACATCGATAAATCGCACTTTTATCTATCTTTTTTCATGAGGCTTGACTTCGATTGACCGACACCATCATGGTCTTGTCTTCAATCGTCTTGCGTCCAGCCCGGGCCAGTCTGATAACCCTTGCCATATCCTCGACGGCGGTGCGGGTGATGACGCCAGCCTCTCTGCGGGCGGCCTGCATGTCGCCTTGCAGGACGGCGTGAGCGGCGGCGGTGACAGCCGCCCGCCGCTCGGCACACCGGCATCCCATGCGCGTGATCCCAGCTGATGAAGGCCGCGAGGGGTGGAGGGATCAGGCTCGCGCGGACGGGGCCTTCGGAAGCCGGGTGGAGAAGCGGCCGGTGAGATTCTCGAATCGGTCATCGCGCGCGGAGTGCTCGACTGGGATTCGGGGTTTGACACGCTCACCAGCCGGGAGGGTCATCGGCCCGCGTTCGCTCACACGCTGGTTCAGCGGGTTGATCTTCATCAGGGGCACCGAGGGGAGAGGAGGCGCACCGGCTGATGTCGCGGGTGATCGCCTCGCTCGCTCGCGCCCCTTGAGGGGGTCGCGATCGAGGCGATCCGGCAGCCGTGCATCTCGTCGGGGCTGGAGGGGAGGCGTTGGCGTCTCCGCGCAAGGCGAGCCGTACCTCGGGCGGGACAGAGCCCGATTTCGTGTCGGGCGGCAAGTGCCGTGCGCTGAAAAACGGGCCAAAACCCGTTACAAAATTTTGTAACGCCCGTGAACGTTGTTTTCGTGTGTGGGATCAGAGGGTTGTGCCCTATTCGTGACCCCACGCTCTCGAAGGGAGAAATGCACCAAAACCCGTTACACCGATTTGGAACGCGGATCGGCCCGTGAACAGTGTTCTTTGCTTGACAGGTTTTCGGGGTGGGTCGGGATTCGGGGCTACGACGCGCTGCGATTCGCCCCGTGACGGGGCGTGACAGGCGGCGTGACGCGGATGCCAGGGGGCGTGACGATGGCGGATCCTGCGGGCATTCCGGAGCTGCTGCGGCGGCTCGCTCTCGACGCAGCGGAGATCGGGGCCGATCGCAATATGGACGTGGGCCTGGCGCTCACCGTGCTGGGCATCGACGTGACGGTGACCGGCGTGTCGCCCCGTACAGGCCAGAGCTACAGCGACCTGCGGCGGGTGAAGTGGTCGGAGCTCGAGTCGGCCGAGGAGTTGTCCGCGCCGATCTGCGAGGCGGTGCAGGCCGGCGTGGAGACCGTGACGGAGCGACTGAAGAGCCGGCGGTGAGGCACTTGATTCGGATTGCGGCTTACGTAAGTATTTGAGGCGCTGTTGTCCTTTTGAACATCTAGGTCGGTGAACATGGTATATCGCGTCATATATTATGAAGGCGAGGAAAAAGGGTCAACTCCACACGCTGGCCCTCTGCAGGATACAGTGGAGTTCGCAAAGGCCGGATTGATCCGTCACTCGGCCGACATGGCACGCATCATTGATGTCGACGGGAGCGGAGCAGAAGTCGAATCCGTTCGCCGCGACAACGAAGTCAGCAATACGAAATAACAAAGCACAGGCGCGCGGAACGCGCCTGTGCTACGCTCCTCCGGTTAGCGAGCGGCATCGTGAGATGTGGAGGCGCACCAGCCCGCCGGGGCAGGATGCTTTGCGGTGCGGCATGCGCGGCTGATGCCACACCTGGCCGAAGTCGTGCTGCAACTGCTTGGCAGCATGCTGGATCTGGTTAAGCCGATCGACCGCCAGCTTGGTGCGCTGTTCGTCTATTCTCATCTCCCTGCGCCGGTCAGTCCCATTCGATCCAGTCGCGCCCGCAGCGCCTGCAGTGACACTGCCAGCCGTGGTTGAGAGGCCACTCCTGGCGATCGGCGCCGTGCGCGAGGGTGCACCACACCGTTTTCAGCCACCTGCGCATCGACATCTCCAGGTGTGCCGGATCATGCCTCCGCCAAACTGCGGTCGCCAACTTCAGCAGCGCAGATCCGGAATGCCCCCTCATACAGACACTTGCCGTGATAGTAGCCCGGATGATGAATGCCTTCCCGCGCCACAACTGTGCTGCGGCGCACGTCGGCCTGACCCGCTGAATACGCGCGATAACAATCGAACGCAGCGACGGCGATCGGGCGCTTCGGAGTTTCTCATATTGCTGTCAGGATCGTTCCGTCTGCAAATCTCCTGTGAGTCCGTATCTACGGTATTGACAGGGCAACCTATCAGGATCAGGGGGGAACTGTTCGCATAGGAACAACAAGATGACAGACTCCGTCTCCACCAACTCCGTAGAACTCGCCAGTGACATCATCTCGGCTTACGTCTCGAACAACCCGGTGCCAGCCGCGAGCCTGCCGGAGCTGATCAAGGCCGTCTATGAGACGCTCAGCAACCTCACGAACCCGCCCGCGCCGGCCGTAGAGGAGACCCCCAAGGCGAGCCCGGCCCAGATCAGGAAGTCGATCACGCCGGACCACCTGATCAGCTTCATCGACGGCAAGCCGTACAAGAGCCTGAAGCGGCACCTCACCAAGCACGGCATGACGCCGGAGGACTACCGCACGAAGTTCGGGCTCCCGGTGACGTACCCGATGGTGGCCGAGACCTACGCGACCCAGCGTTCGGAGCTCGCAAAGAGCATTGGGCTTGGCCAGAAGCGTCAGGAGGCGGCGAAGGCGGCCGCCAAGGCCGCCACGCCTGATGCCATCGTGAAGGCGCCTGCGAAGACCAAGCGGCCGCGTAAGCCCGCCGCGGAGTAGCGTGAAGAGCCCCTTCTCACGAAGGCGACAAGTTGCGCCCACTCGTAGCCTGTCGCTCGCCTCGGCGCTCCTCGTGCTGCTCGGCGCGGTGATTGCTGTGATCGGCATCGTCTTCGCTGCGCAGGACTTTTTCGGCGGAGGGCTGCCGGTCCCGCGATAAGCCATGCTCTTGGCGGCAGAGTGTGGCATGCAAACAGCAGCTCAAGACACGGCGGGGCGCTACAGCGGCGCGAACCAGGACGCCGCCCTTGCACACCCTTCGTTTTGCTGTCGTTAGCTTCATCATCAGCACCCTCGTCGCCGCGGCCGCGATGGTGGCGATGGACCGGGATGCGCGTTACCGGCTGGCAGGAGCGCTGCAGGTCGCGCCGGCGACGCGGGTTGAGGCTCAGGCGAAGTAGCGGGCGGCTGCCTGCGAGCATTGCGCGCCTGAGCTCTATGCTTCTAGGCGTCATTTCGCGGGCGTCGGTATCAGGATCACCTTGCCGATCTGCGCCGTCGGGCTCGCGAGCCCCCTCTCGATCGCGGGCCACGCATCGTCCGGCGGATCGCAAGGATGACTATTGTGGGTTGATACGGGCCGCTCAACGAGGCGCCCCAGCTCTTCCGCCCAATCCTGCCACGCGGTCTGCACCTGTACGAAGTCGGAGATCAGGCTCCCGTCGCTGCCGTCGAGATTGGACCAGATGATATAGACATCGACGTCACTCAGCGGACCGAGGTCGGCCCGGGCGGTGCTGCCGAAGACAGCGATGCGCTCGATGGAGGCGTGCGAAGCAACGCGCTCGGCGAGAAACGACAGGATGGTGTGCTGGTCCGGCGTCATGCTCTCCTCGTCCCTCCTGATTTCGCGTCGAAGCCAACGCCGCTTCTCGGGCTGCCTGTGACGTATCCGATGGTGGCTGAGAGCTACGCGAAGGCCCGCTCCGAGCTCCCACAGGCCCGCTGGTCTTGGTCAGCGCCGCCGGAAGCTGCCGAGGCCCGCAAGGCCGCTGCCAGGGCGGGTGCTCCTGATCCAACGGTGAAGGCATCGGCCAAGCGGACCCGCAAGCCCAAGGCCGCCGCGTCCGAGTAAGTGCACAGCTCCTTCCGATCGCGACAGGCCGCGCGCAAGCGCAGCCTGACGCTCGGCTCGGCGGCCCTCGTGCAGATGAGGGCGCTGATCGCGGCCGCAATTGGCGGCAATTGGCTCTGAGAGAAGGCGCCGGGAGACGACCTGCTTCCGACGCGCCGCGGAACCCTAGCAGCGACTTGCTCTTGATGTAAGAGTGGCTCGCCCTGCCATAGCGACCGGAGCCTTCACATGGCAGACCTGGTTCTGGGCTTCCTGAAGACAGCAGCACTCGTCGCGTTCATCAGCCTGGCCGTGCTGCACGTTCATCTCGAGCGTAAGAGCGTTCAGCTACCTTCCAAGGCCGAAGCAACGCCCGCGCTCTCTCAAGCCGCCTACATCCCGCGCCAGTAGTTGTTTCTCTCCGGCCGGCGAGGTGATCCCTACCGGTGCACCGGCCCTTCCGCCTTGGCGGTGCCGAGGATGCACAGCGCGACGCCGATAACGCCCACGACCGTTCCGGCTGTCGAGTGGTGCATGTAGGACCAGTAGTAGCCCGGACCGCCGACCACCACGCCGGCCAGGGTGAGGACCAAGCCCTTCAGCGAGACTGACGGCTGCGTCGGTACCTGCAGGTTCCCGCTCACGTCCATCACGGACCTCCCTCGAGCAGTCCTTAAGCAAGCCAAAACCCAGAAGATGTCGGATGTGTGGAAGTTGACCGCGCGTTGTGGCCGCTCGCGCTCGGCGCACAAGCGGGCGCCGAGAGGATGAGCGCCCGCCAGCCGAGACGCGGCCGCTCCCGTCCGCGCGCATGCCGCGCGTCCGGCCTGCGGGCCGGAGCTGGCGGACACCTCGACCGTGTAGTGAGAGCGCCAGCTGATGCTTTCCAGCCGGTCCACCGCTGTGCATCCGCTCGGCCGCTACCGACCGTCGTCGCGGATCGTGATCAGACCAATTTCGCCACGCACCACATACCGAGGCGCATAGCCGGCACGCTCCAGCGCGCATATGGCGATGTCCTTTGGATTGGTAAAACCGTGATGCACTGCATCCTGGATTTGAACCAAGATGGTGGCCCTCTCTGCTGGGCTCAACTCGCGATACGCGTCGCGGAAGGCAACATTGACGATCGCCATGGCGACGATGTCAGGGCCCCGCGGACTGGCCGTGACCGTCACGAGAGGACACGCGCCCTCGCACCGGCCGCCCTCGCCAACTCCAACATGTTTGCCGTCCCCGTGCCGCCCGGGTAGGCCAAAACTAGATCAGGCTGCTCCTCCATCAACATCCTGATGCCGTCGGGCATCTGATTTGCAAGGCCCAGGGACGATGCCACTCACGGCCGTCCTCAGGGTCGCAGTGGGGTATCCTCGAAACTCAGGAGACCTCGTTTCCGGATGGTTTCGTGAGCATCGCGCGAAATGTCTGGTGCATACTCAAGGGTATCCGCTCACAAATCGCGTGTGATTCCGCGATCGTGGTGTTGACAGGCTGGTTCATCAAGCTCAGGGGGAAGCTGGTCGCATAGGAGCAACAAAATGACCGACTCCGTCTCCACCAACTCCGTAGAACTCGCCACCGACATCGTTTCGGCCTACATCTCGAACAACAACGTACCTGCATCCGAACTGCCGGCCCTGATCCAGAGCGTCCATGCAGCGCTCGGCGCTCTGGGGAAGCCGGCCGCTCCGGCCGTAGAGGAGGCACCTAAGGCGACCCCGGCCCAGATCAGGAAGTCTATCACGCCGGACCACATGATCAGCTTCATCGACGGCAAGCCGTACAAGAGCCTGAAGCGGCACCTCACCAAGCACGGCATGACGCCGGAGGACTACCGGGCGAAGTTCGGCCTACCCGTCACGTACCCGATGGTGGCCGAAAGCTACGCGGCCCAGCGTTCGGAGCTCGCCAAGAGCATCGGGCTTGGTCAGAAGCGCCAGGAGGCAGTGAAGGCGGCCGCCAAGGCCGCCGCGCCTGATGCCATCGTGACGGCGCCTGCGAAGGCCAAGCGGGCCCGCAAGGTCAAACCTGCAGCTGCCAAGTAAGGCGCAACAGATCGGCGCTGGCATTTTAGAATTCCAGCGCCGACGTTCCGAAGAGCCATCGTCCTTCGGCATGCCGCTTCGGAAGAGCTTGAGTTTGGCGCTGTTCAGATTAGCCCATCTGTCCAGCGCCATTCTGATGAATAGTAGCGGAACCTTGCCTGATAAGAGTACAGAAGATCTCAATGTATTAAGCTGAATCCTGGGTTCGACTAAGCGGCATCTGATCTTAGAGGTACGGTCTCGGCAATTCCATGAGGCGGCGCGACTGTCACCTCGACAGGACCCGGAGCGGCAGCCCGCCGGAGTTGGTTCAACGCATCAATCACGATGGGCAGTTCGGCCAGCACCGCTTCGAGCGGCATGCTCATAATGCGGGGCCCCTCGTCGTCCAAGTCTGCCGTTTTGGCAGCCTGTCGCCCAGCTTGCATATCGGCGACGATGCCGGCGGCCTTCGACCCGGCGATCGGCTGTACGGCTTGCACGCGTCCGAAGATCGCCAGCCCGCCGCCCACGACCGGGCCGATGATCTGGATCGCCTTCAATACGAAGTCCGCTGCCGAATTCGGATCAACGAGTTTGAGGGCCGGAAAGGCGGCGCTAAGCAGGGGGAGCGCGATAGCCATGATGCCGCCGATGACAGCCTTAGACTGGTACCAGGGCTTTGCCGCTGTATCGGGGAGCGACGGATTCGGCATGGCAGGTGTCTCCTTGGCAAGGTCGGACGCATGGCTTGCGGAGTAGAGCGCGATTGCCCGCTGGGCGAAGTTGAGTCGGGCCTCAATCCTTTTGATGCCGGCTTTCTCGTAATGCGCTTCGAATGTTTCTACGGCAGCTCGGACCGTCGTCGTCTTCTTGAGCTGCGTGATGGCGTGGCTGAATTTAAGATCCGGGATTGCGTCGGTCAGCTCGGCTCTCATGTAGCCGTAGTTCGCCTCGTAACTGGTGAGATCGAAGCCGCGGGCACGAGCCCAGCGCTCGAAGGCTACACGGCGCGCGCCCGTCCATTGCGCCCAGCCAAAACCGCCACGGCTGCCACGAATGGCTGGGCGCAGCTCCTGGATGGCTCGCAGGCCACTTTCCGCTCCCAGGTTGCCGAGGATTCCGGCTGCTTGCTCGACCGTCAGGTCGAAGTCGGAGATCAGCTCTCGCATGACTCTCGGCGCGAGATTATCGAATGCAGTCGCCATGGAGCACCTCGACATCAGCAACTAGCGATAAGGGTCTCACAGGTTGCTCTGTATGGCTAGAAATCGCTGCACGTGGGTGCGGTTGAATGCACCATGGCGTGCGTTTTCGCACGTACAATCATAGAATCAGTCCTGATTGGCTCAGCCCATGCGCTGGGCGTGCAGGGAATTCGCGCTTTGATGAAGCTTGGGTATTCGCCCGGCTGGACAGATTTGTGAGCGCAAAATCATGTTTTAGAGTTGATCGGGCGTTCGACGGCGCGGCGCGGCAGAGTTGCACCGAGGCCGGAGCAGTGGCAGCGCTATTCTTCTGTGCGCGCTCGGAGCAGGCTCTTGTCCCGGGGGCCTCCCTCAAGCCAGGAGAGCGTGGGGCCGGAGGAACGCCATGCCGCACCGCGGGTACACCGTGCGGAGGGCACGTGAGGGCTGGGGCGTCTATGTCGTCGGCACGGGTGAGCCCGTCCGCGTGGACGGGCGGGAGCAGACAGGGCTGTCGAGCGAGAGCGCCATCGAACTTCTCGCGGCACTGAGGGTCCTCGCCTTCATCAGATCTGAGTTCGGCGAGTGACCGGCTACTAATCCCGACAGGATCTTGTCAGCACTCGTCAGACGGACCTCCAGTGAGGCAGCTCGGCCTCGCCCATCTCGGCGAGGTGGCGACGCACCTGAGCGTCGAGCACGGCCACCAGAGAGCGAGAATCGACCTTGCCTGTCCGCGGATCGACTTGGATCTCGTCCGCGGCCTCGATCGCGATGCGAGCCGGCCAAGCCAGCCACGCATCGCGGTTCTCGCGCGCCGCGTCGAAAAACGCGGCCTCGGCCGCGGTCCGCTCGATGAGGCGGCCCTGCTGCTCGGCCTGGTCAAGGCTGCGCTGGCGGGCCTTCAGGATCAGCTCGGCGGTGCGGGCCTTGCCGAAGTCGATGCCGCCGTCCGCATCCTCCACCCCCTCCTCGGCCAGCACCCGGGCGATCAGGCTGACCGCCTCGCGAGCCTCGGCCGGGGTGCGCACCTCCGCGCGGGGGTGCGTACCGCGGGTGCGCACCGTCTGCGGCTCGGTACGCACCTTGGTACGCGCCGGATCGGTTGAGCCCTGCCACGCCTCGCGGACTGCCTCGGGATCAATCAGGCCATTCGGCAAGCGCTTGATCCGGTTGGCCTTGAGCGCCTTCCGCACCGCGCCCTCGGTCACGCCGAGGACCTTCGCCAGCTGCCTTGCCGAGACGCCGTCGGCCATGGGTGCGTACCTCGAATTTCGGGGTCAGCGCTAGGAACAGGCGGGGCCCCGCCCACCCGTATCGATTTCGACCCTCCAGGGGCCCTGACGCTTCGTCAGGAAGAGGCGGGACAGGGCGTCAGTCAGGGCTCTCCCTTGCCTCGTTCCTCCAGCAACGCCACAGCGCGCGACACCTCTGACGCTAGCTGCTGAAGGAGACTGGTCATGCCCTCCCCTGCGATGGCCGCCTCCAGCAGGTGCTCGACCTCTTCGCTGAGCGAGTGCGCATTCGCCTGCGCGCGAGCCTCGACAGCCTCTCGAATGGTGGGACGCAGGCGGACCGTCAGCGTCGGCCTTTTCGCTACGCCTTCCGCCTTGCGTGGCCTGCCTCTCGGCCTCTTTTCAGAACAGGGCATCGAGATTTTCCGGCCCGTCCGCAACCGGTGCATACCGGATCGCCGCACGGTTCCTGGCGCGGACTGCCTCCATGCGCTCCAAGCCACGGTGGAACTCGTGCTGCCCATGGCGCTCCTGGGTCAGCTGACCGAGTAGGCGAGAAGCGATGATCTGCATTGCGCCGCGGACCGACTGATCCCGAGCGCGATCAAATTCATCAGCACCGCTCTCACTGCGCCAGATATTCAGCGCCGCATCAACGACATCACGACCCGGCCGACCGCCGGTCAAGTCGAGATAAGCGTCGAACGCCTGGGCACATTCGACAACCGTGTTGCCCAGCTCCTCGGGCTTCCCGGCACCCCTCTGAATGCGGAGCAGGTTGGCGAGCATCTCGCGTAGGCAGCCACCAAGGCGCTCAGTCGCATGGCGCAGAGCGATATCGCGCTCCGACTGCTCGGCCACCAGTCGCAATTCAGTCATGCATGCTTCTCAATCATTGCCTGGCTAGCATTGGTCAAGGTGCTGCTTCCGGAGGATCAGCCACAGTGCAGCTCGGGTGGGATCCGTGGTCGACCCTTCGACCAACCGTCCAGGGTACCCCGGAAGATTGATTGCTCGGATCCGATGCCCCGCGTAGTCTCACGGACATGCGGGTGAAGTAGGCGACGGTCAGGGTTCTCACTGATCGGCGGCGGGGCAGCACCGGCCCACCCGCACCAATCTCTTCTCACCCCTACTGCCGTTCGCGGCACGGGCCCTGGCCGCAGATCGCGCAGGCGGTGAGGCTGGCAGGCCCGCTGAGCGGGCAGCTTTGGCACTGCGGGGTGTCGAAGTTCTCAACCCTCGGGTCGATCGCGCCCGCGGCAGTGACGACATCACGGGCGAAGCGCAGGGCTTCTCGCGTCGCGGTGTCAGATCGCTTCGGAGCATGGCGGCGCGTCCCTGAGCCGCCACGACGGGACCTGGACAAAGGATGCATTCCCCCTGTCGCGGCGCACGGGTCTTCCGGGCCAGGGCCACACCGGAGATGCACGCGAAGCTCGCGGATCACGCACAGCGTGGTCGTCCAACAGCCGAGGTAGCATGCTACCGCCATTCGAGCAAGAGGAGGAGCTCGGTCGGCACCCTTGAGGGGTTGAACACAGACGACTGTTTGATGAACCAGCGCTCCTGACCCGCGCGGGGAACTTCGCCGCCCCCGCGGCGAGCAACTGCTTTCGAGCGTCGTCCAGACGTTCGATACACGGCCAGCGCATGGGATCGGCACGGACAGCGCCAGATCGGAACGTGGGCACAAGGACTTGCGCTGCCCTCGTTGCAGGCCAGAGCGATGCCAGAGTGAACCAACGTCTCTGGACCCGGGCCGAGGCGAGCAAAGAATGAAGCTATGCTGATGCAGCCCCGCAATCTCTCTCCGAGTTTGCAGTACGCTCCCTTCAGCCTTTATACTAAAACAGTTACCCGTGTCGCGAAGTTGCGACAGGTACTATAGTCGCAGGGTGAAGCCATGCGCAAAACACATGCATTGCTGCTTGCCTTGGGGCTCATTGGCCAATCGAGCTCGACAGCTCTTGCGTTAGATGCGGCCGGCTACAATACTCGCGGGTACAGCTTTCAGAACAAGGGTGAGTACGATCGGGCGATCGCCGACTACAATCAAGCCTTACGGCTCGACCCCAAATTGACCGCCGCTTACGTCAATCGTGGGTTCACCTTCCGAAGCAAGGGTGAGTACGATCGGGCGATCGCCGACTACAATCAAGCCTTACGGCTCGACCCCAGGTCTGTAATCGCTTACAATAATCGCGGCGACGCCTTCTACCACAAAGGCGACTATGAGCGAGCGATCGCAGATTATAACCGAGCTTTACAGTTGGACCCCAAGCATCCGATCGTCTACAACAATCGCGGGTTCGCCTTTCACGGCAAAGGAGAGTACGACAGAGCAATTGCAGACTACAATCAAGCCCTGCAGCTTGATCCTAATTACACATTTGCATACAATAATCGCGGATTTGCATTTCAGGGCAAGGGTGAATACGATCGAGCTATTGCAGACTACAGCCAAGCCCTGCGTCTCGACCCCAAATACGCAATCGCCTACACCAATCGTGGGGACGTTTTTCGGAGCAAAGGTGAGTACAACCGGGCGATCGCCGACTATAATCAAGCCCTACAGTTCGATCCTAAGCCCATAATCGCTTACAACAATCGCGGTCTCGCCTTTCAGAATATGGGCGAATACGATCGAGCAATTTCGGATTACACTGAAGCCTTACGGCTCGAACCTAAATACGTGATTGCCGTTGTCAATCGTGCAGATGCCTTTCGGATCAAGGGTGAGTACGATCGCGCAATAGTTGACTACGACCAAGCCCTCCATCTTAACCCAAATTACGCTATAGCCTACAACAATCGAGGATTGGCCTTTCAGAACAAGGGTGAATACGATCGAGCTATTGCAGACTACAGCCAAGCCCTGCGTCTCGATCCCAAATACGTAATCGCCTTTGTCAATCGCGGGGACGCCTTTCGAAACAAAGGTGAAAATGACGTCGCGATCGCTGACTACAATCAAGCCCTCCGTCTAAATCCAAGTTACAGTACTGCCTACAACACTCGCGGGCTGGCTTTTCAGAACAAGGGCGAGTACGATCGAGCGATTGCAGATTATGAACAGGCCATCCGGCTCGATCCCAAGTCGGCGATCGCCTACAACAATCGTGGGTTCGCCCTCCAAAGCAAAGGTGAGTACGATAGAGCAATCACAGACTACAATCAAGCCTTACAGCTCAATCCCAAGTCCGCGATAACCTACACCAATCGCGGGTTCGTCTTCCAGAGCAAGGGTGAATACGATCGAGCAATTGCAGACTATGATCTCGCCTTGCAGTTCGATCCAAAGTACGCGATCGCCTACACCAATCGTGGGGATGTTTTTCGGAGCAAAGGTGAGTACGATCGAGCAATTGCAAACTATGATCAAGCCATCCAGCTCAATCCAAAATACGTAGTAGCTTACAACAATCGTGGGCTAGCCCTCCAAAATAAGGGTGAGCCCGACCGGGCGATTGCAAATTACGACCAAGCCCTTCAGCTTAATCCCAGATACATAGTCGCCTACATCAATCGTGGGGATGCCTTTCGCAGCAAAGGTGAGTGCGATCGGGCGGTCTCCGATTATAATCAAGGTCTCGAACTTGACCACAATAACGTGCTTGCCTACAACAATCGTGGACTATGCTTCCAAAACAGAGGGGAGTACGACCTGGCAATCGCAGATTACGATCATGCCCTGCAGATTGACCCCAAGTACGCAACCGCCTTTGTCAATCGGGGATTTGCGTTCCAGAAGAAGAGTGAATACGATCGGGCAATCGCAGATTATGATCGCGCCTTGCAACTCGATCCCAAATCTGCAGTCGCCTACAACAATCGCGGGTTCGCCTTCCAAAGCAAGGGTGCGTATGACCTCGCAATTGCGGATTACGATCATGCGTTGCTGCTTAAACCTGGGTTAGCAAACGCATATTATCATCGTGGAACGGTTTTCAGCTTTAAAGGCAACCTTGATCACAGTATCTCTGATTTGAGTGAGGCCATACGGCTTAATCCCAAGTACGCCGAGGCTTATCAAGATCGGGGCATCACGTACCAGGCCAGAGGGGAACCGGACCGGGCTCTTGCAGATTTCGCTGAGGCTGCACGGCTGAAGCCTGAGCTTGAGGACGATGCAGCCTTTCTCACGGCCCGCCGCGAGGCGCAGGCAGCTCAAACTAGCCGGACCGCAGCCGCCGTAGTTGTTACAGCCGTCCAGACCTCGCCGGTCGTGTCTCCGCCCACGATGTCGGTCATCACACCACTTTCCGAGAGGCGGGTCGCGCTGGTGATTGGCAACGGTGCGTATACCTCCGTCGCCGCACTCGACAATCCGACGCGAGACGCCAGCGCTATCGCGCGCTCTTTGCGTCAAGCTGGCTTCAAGAGCGTTCGTTTGGAAAATGACCTCCGCTATGATGATCTGCGGCGAGCTCTGAACAGCTTCTCGGCCGAGGCTGACCAGGCTGATTGGGCCGTGGTCTATTACGCTGGGCACGGCATTGAAGTCGGGGGCACTAACTACCTTGTGCCTGTCGATGCCCAGCTGAAGACGGACCGGGCCGTGCAGTTCGAAGCGGTTCCACTTGATCAAGTGCTGGGCAGCATCGAAGGCGCACGTAAGCTCCGTCTTGTGATCTTGGATGCCTGTCGTGACAATCCGTTCCTGCAGCAGATGACGCGCACAGTTTCGTCACGATCAGTGGGGCGCGGCTTGGCGAAGATCGAGCCAGAGACAAGTGGCACACTGGTGGCTTTTGCAGCCAAGCACGGCCAAGTTGCACTAGATGTGCAGGATGGTCAGGCAAATAGCCCTTTCGCAACGGCCTTGATCAAGAACATTGCAAAACCTGACACTGAGATCCGAAAGATGTTTGGGTTAGTACACGATGATGTCATGGCAAGCACAGGTCGCAAGCAGGAGCCTTTCGTTTATGGTGCCCTCGGAGGTGAGGATTACTTTTTCAGTATGCGCTAACGTATGTGACGGCTGCCTCTGCCCGACCGCCGTCAGTTGATCTGCCGCTGTGGGCGCGGATCAGGTGCCGTCATCTCCATGCGCAAATTTTTGCGGTTGAGTTGACCCAGCATGCGCTTCCTTCTCGCCTTAAGGTTCCGAGGCTATCATGAGCATGACTCCCTCCGTGTACTCCATTCCAGCTGCCTTCAGCTGTGCCGTCCTCGTTTTTGTTTATATATGCAAAGAAGCGCGAAGCGCGGCGGCGATCTCCGGTTCCGATTGAAAAACTTCCATCTGAGCTAATCTCGATGTTGCACCTGCCGTTAAGATACTTCTTTCCCCCGATTTCAATTAAGCATCGGCCCTCTTCGGATTCGCTGAGGCAATGTCCCTCGGAGCGCAACGTACAGGTCGCCTCCGCTGGCGAGATTGCGATTAGCGAGAGGACGGAAGAAATAAGCATTACACGCATTTGTAATTCTCCTCAGTCTGAGCAAATTGCCCACCCAGGACAATGTTATGTTCAAAGGGCACCCGCTCGTAATCATGCTGTCTTGTCCCGAATACAACTACTCGACTATATCAAGAACAGACAAGAACAGCAAAAATCCACATGAAAACATTCGCCGGTTCAAATCTACCGTAACCGCTTTGCCCTAAGCAAACAGCACAATTAGTCTCTCAAGCCTAGCATACGGCGGAGTCCCTGCGCTTGGTTGGATGTGACATCGTAAATGCGCCAGCCATCTGGAGCGCGCTTCAGACGGTATGTGACATGCGTGGGTTTGCTGAAGTTGCGGAGATTCGCTTGGACGACTGCGTATTCGCCCATCATTTTGCTCCGTTCGATCGACAGCTTTGAAACGTTTGCGTCCTGGGCGCCGATGAACGGATCAACATCAATGACATTGTCGCCGTTTGATGCACTGGCGAGATCTTTGAGCCATGCCCTTGCAAGCTCTGGCTCGAAGAAATGGTTCGCAGCCGCGCTGTCCAAGCGAAGTGAAAGCAAATTTGGCCTTTTGCTTGAACCCTGATATTGGGCGTAGACCGCTTGAACGGCAGCTTCCGGCGTCGCAAACTGAGCCTGTACGGCAGTCGATACTTCGAACGATATGATACCTGTTGCGAATACGAATAGCAGCAGTCGCATGAGGGCAGCCATATTAAGCTCCTCAAATTTTTGCTCCGTCGGCAGGACGGCAGCCTCGCTAAACAAGCAGCGGGCTCTCAGGACCAGTTTAGCAAAAAGCCCCGGCGGAAGACATAGCTCCGCAATCCCTGACATCATTTACCGCAAAAGCGTTCAATATCAATAGGTTATAAATCTTTATGACACGGTAGTACCGGAAAGCAGTGTGGTGATCCGCGCAGCGCGTGCGGAATCCCCCGTTGAGGGTGCACCGAGTCGTTCTCCGTGCAGGATCCCCCATCGAGGGTGCACCGAGTCGGTCCAAATCATTGACACCGGAGAGATCTTCGCCATACTTGGAGCAATAGTCTTTCCTGACGCCTTGATTTGCCACCCCCGAGCGAGGCTGGCGGTCGAGATCGCCCGGAGATTGAGTCTGGTCAGGAGGTATTCATGGCGCATCATGGCCAATGGATGCTTGCAGCGGCTGTGACTGGCTTCGTGCTGTGCAGCCCGTCCAGCGGATGGAGCGCGCCGGTCCAGGGCGCGGCGATCCTCGGCTCTCTGCAGGAGAACCCGCTGGTGCAGGATGCGCGGGTCTTCTGCTACAACCGACGAACCGGACGCTTCCTCCACTGGGGGTATTGCCGCCGCGTGTCGCGGCCGCGGGTCTACTGCATGAACCGGCGGACGGGCCGCTTCCTCCATTGGGGAAGCTGCTGGCGCTAACCCTCCTCAGCCCTCTACCACCAGCTCAAGCCGGCGGTTCACCGAGGTGAAGCGCAAACGCCAAGCTAACTACACGGCTTTCAACAGGGGCAGCTATATGAGCAGGAGTGGTCGTTCTCGCTGTGTTGGTCGAACTTCCGCTCCTGCCGGATGTTGTTGAAAAACTCACTTCGGCGCTCATTGGCGGATCTCAGCATACAAAGGGTTAGGTCTGCGCGTCGCGCCAGCTGTTACATATAGAGGCCCCGAAGGCCCTCTGCGTACCAAGTCGCCAACCTCGCAGAAGTCCAGGCGCTGCCCCTCCAGAATGCGCGCGGCCGCAGCCGGGAACTGCCCGACCGGCTCCGTGCCCGCATAGAGCACCGCCACGAGCTCGGCGCCGACCTTGTCCGAGAACCGCTGCAGCTGCTCAGGCCCGAACGGCCCCATCACGCGGTAGAAGGGGCGTTCCGCCTCGCCCTGCTGCCGGACCCGGACGAGGCGGCCCTCGTCCTCTAGCGCGAACACGCGGGGCGGCAGGCTCGCCATGACGCGGTCGTGGTAGGCCCAGAGCGCCGCGCGCCCGTCCATGCCACGATCCGCCCCGACGAACAGATAGCCCGGGACGGCGCGGCGGCGCGTCTCCCGGTACCGACCGCGATGCTCGATTACGGCGCTGCTGGCGGGCACGCAGGTCGCAAAGCCTGCCGTCTCCAGCCCCTCGCGGATCTTCCGCTCGCGGGTGGGGTCGATCCGAACGACGTACCAGCGGCGGTCTCCATCGACCACGACCCGCAGCCGATGCAGCCGCACGTGGTGTGTCGGGGTGACCTTCGCGTCGAAGATCTTGGTGCGGTTGCGGCGGCGGTTCCGCTTCCGGGCCATGCTCGCTGGGCTCCTCGGTAGGCGACAGGGAGACGATCGCCGGCGGCCGGAACAGGCCCGGCCGCCGGCAGGATCAAGCGCCGGTCTTCAGGCCCGCAACCGGCCCAGCCCGGTCTTCTTCGCCAGCTCGGAGCGCTGCGCAGCGTAGTTTGCCGCCGTCATCGGGTAGTCGGGCGGCAGGCCCCACTTCGCCCGGTACTGCTCGGGCGTCAGCCCGCGCCCGGCAAGGTGCCGCTTGAGCGTCTTGTAGGGCTTGCCATCCTCCAGCGAGATGATCGCGTCCGGCGTCACGGTCTTGCGGATCGGCACGGGCGGGACGAGGGCCGGCACTTCGGGCTCGGCCGGCTGGCCCAGGCCTGCAAGGGCACCGTGCAACGACGCGATGAGCACGGGCAGTTCCGCGGCAGGGACGGCGTTGTGGGCGACGTAGGCGCTGACGATGCGGCCGGTGAGGCCGGCGAGGTCGGGGGACTGGGTGTCGATCTCGGGCATCGGGATCTCCTCTATGTCTCTGAACTACCAACTGTTCTTCATCTGGAACGGCGGTGGCGCACCAGTCCGGTCCTGGGGTTTCGGTGGGGTTTTGGGGGGTTAGGGTGGGGTTTTTTTTCGAGAAACCCCACACCAAAATCTGCTGATCTGTCAGAGACTTAGAGGTGTTTTGGGGGTTATTGGGGTTTTTTCTCATTCTTACGCGTGCGCAGGAAAGGTCGCGCGTGAAGATTGGCGAAAAAACCCCGAAAACCCCCAAATCGGCCATAAACCCCTGTCCCACCGTCAGATTTTCCGTGGGGTTTCCGGTGGGGTTACATTTTTCGAAACCCCACAAACCCCAGCAGAAACCCCATTCGCGCGTGCTCACCTCCCTTCCTCCGGCGCCTTGCAGAGCGCGTAGCGGTTGCCCCGCTTCTCGTCGGCGACCATCTCGATGCGCATGCCGGCCACGACGCGACCGCGGACGCCCGTAAGCCAGCGGCCGAGGCTGCGGGTCGAGATCGCGGACCCCTTGCCGGCCTGGCGCATCAGCACCTCGCGCAAGGACGGCCGCAGCGGGTGCCCGTCGGTGCCGGTCTCCTGCGCGGCCGCGGCGATGTCGCCGGTGGCGTAGTAGGCGCCCTCGATGAGGTGCTCGCCCCAGGCCGTGATGAGCTCCGACAGCGCGGCGCGCTCGGGATCCTCGCCCCGCGCGATGTCCATGCTCGCGACCGGGTCGGCCTCGCCGAGCCACACCAGCGCGGAGCGGACCGTGTCCGACCACGCCCCGTAGGAGCCGATCGGGCCGCAGACCCGCGGCGCGCCGGCGGCGCGGTAGGCCCGGGCGATGGTGAGGGCGGCGGCCACGTAGGCGCCGCGGTCGGCCATCACGGCCTGCATCGGGTTCGACGCGAACTCGCGCTGCTCCGGCCGCTCCACGCCGGCGTCGAGCCGGCACAGCACGGCCCGCCGCGTCATGTCGCCGATCAAGGTCAAGTTGTTGCCGGTGGCGAACACCGCGGCCCGGCACTCGATCTCCGGCACCTCGGATCGGCCCAGGATGCGCACCCTGACCACCGGCCGTTCCGTCACTTGGCAGAGCGCGTCTCCGCCGAGTTCGCCGTTGACGTTGTCGAGCGAGATCAGGGGCGTACCGCTGAGAAGGAGTGCGCCGAGACGCTTCTCGGTCTCCTCCTCGGTGCGCCCGACCGCCATGACGGCACAGGGGCGCCCGGTGACGATGGCGGCGATCAGATCGACGAGATACGACTTGCCGGTGCCCGCGGAGGAGGCCCGGATCCCGTGACAGGGCGCCGAGGGCAGCGTGGGCCGCAGCACCGCGGTCAGGATGCCGGACAGTGCCACGGCGCGATCCACGGGCCCGACGAAGGGAAATTCCTGCAGGGGCCCCAGCAGAAGCGCGAGCGCGGCCTGCGCCTCGGCGCGACTCGGCCGCTCCGGGATCGCCGGCATGACCACGGCCTCGTCCGGCATCAGGAAGAGCCGGGTCGCGGGGTCGTAGCCGGGCTCGTCGAGGAGCGAGCCGTCGGGCCGCAGGGTCGGAATCGTGGTGATGCCGGAGATCGGCGGAAGCCGCCACCGGCCCTCGCGCGACAGCAGGATCGCCACGGCCTTGTCGGGCGGATCGATGTTCACCCAGCGCTGGGCGCGCCCGTCGAAGCGCTGGAACTTGGCGACCTGGGCCAGGATGTCGGCCAGGGAATCTGCGGTCAGGGATTTCAGCTTGGCGACGAGGGCGAGGCCGCCGTTGGCGGTCGGGGTCGGCTCCACGACCGGCCGCACCAGCGCGCCGGCGCGGGCGAACACCGCGGCCCCGCTCTCGATCAGGGCGTCCTCGGCCTCGTCGACGACCCGCGGCAGCTCGGAGGCCACCACCTTGATCACCGGCAGGAGACCCGACGATCCCGACGCGCCGCCGGCACCCTGGGCACCGGCATCACGAAGCCGTTTAGCCCGGCGGGCCTGATCGAGGTCGATCGGCGCCGTCATCATGGTGCCTCGACCAGGATGCGGGGCATCCTGACCTTCCTGAGCATCGCCTCCACGGCCTCGCCGTGGGCGATGTCCTGCGTCAGCAGCGTGCCGGCTCCCAGGAGCGCAGGCCGGGCAAGGGCGTCGTTGATCACCACCACGCCGCGCCAGCCCGCCGCCAGCCAGCCGACGGGGTCGCGGTGCACCACGAGCGGCTCCTTGTCCGCGAGCGGGCGCCACAGGCTGTCCTCGCCGAGCATGCCGACCGCGCCGAGCCACGTCGCGAGGCGGCCTGCGGCGGGATCCCAGGCCACGACGTCGACCAGCGCGCCGCCGGCGTCCCGGGCCGGGATCGTGTAGGCCTCGACCGCGCCCGGCCCTTCGCCGCCGTCGTGCCGCGCGAAGCCGAAGCGCTGTCGCTTCCCGAACACCACGAGGTCGCGCAGCACCAGGTCGACGCCATGCCGAGCGCAGGCGAGATGCCGGCCCTCGACGCCGCGGCGCCGGAACGCCGCGAAGTCGGCGCGCCCCAGCGGCAGCCCACGGGCCTGCTCCCGTTCCGGGTCGAGGGCGGGCCGCGCCCTCATGACAGCACCACCGTCACGGCATCGGCCGCGCGCGTGAGCCCGGTGTAGAGCCAGCGCCGCGCGGTCTCGCGAAAGGCGCAGCTCTCGTCGAACAGCACCACGCGATTCCACTGCGAGCCCTGCGCCTTGTGCACGGTGAGCGCGTAGCCGTACGTGAACTCGTCGAAGCCTCTGCGCTGCTTCGGGCTCAGCGCCTCTTCCTGGCCGTGGAAGAACTCGCTGCGTACCTCCACCGGGACCGGCGCGGCGTCCGGGTCGTGGTCCGGCATGACCTCAAGTTCGACGATGGCGCCGTCGTTCTGCGCGACGTCGGCGACCTCCCAGAGCCCGCCGTTGAGCAGGCCCTTGTCCTTGTTGTTGCGCAGGCAAACGAGCCGGTCGCCGATCTCCGGGCCGGCCGGGTCGCGACCGTAGAGCCGTCGCACCTTCGCGTTCAGCCCGCGCCGGGTCTGGTTGCGACCGACCAGGATCTGGTCCGCGCGGAGCACGGCGCGCTGGCCGAGCGCCGCGCGCTGGATGACGCGGCTCTCGCCGTAGGCGCCGGCGGCGAGCCGCCCGCCCTGGCGCACGCGCATCGACAGCGCGATGATCGGGTTGTCCGCGGCCTGCCGATGCACCTCGGTGAGCATGAAATCGGGGTCGCCGCCCGTGAAGTAGCCAGCGCCGTCGACGGGCGGCAGCTGCGCGGGGTCGCCGAGCACGAGCACCTTGGTGCCGAAGCTCATCAGGTCTCGGCCAAGCTCAGGACCGACCATCGAGCACTCGTCGACGATGACGAGCGCGGCCGATGCGACGGGGCTGTCCTCGTTCAGCACGAAGGTCACGCTGCCGTCGCGCCGCGGCTTCGGCCGGTAGATCAGCGAGTGGATCGTGGTGGCGCCGGTGCAGCCCTTCGCCCGCATGACGAGCGCAGCCTTGCCGGTGAAGGCGGCGAAGAGCACATCGCCTTTGACGCCCTCGGCAAGGTGCCGGGCGAGCGTGGTCTTGCCGGTCCCGGCGTAGCCGCCGAGGTAGAACGGCGCCCGGCCCGGGCTCTTGAGCCACGCCTTGACGGCGCGCAGGGCCTGATCCTGCTGGGGCGACCACGCCGTCATGCGCGTTGCCCCGTTCGCTCGTAGGCCGCCAGGATCCGCTCCCGCTGGCGCGCCGGCAGCCCTTCCAGGATCCGCAGCGCGCGGGCGCGCCGCTCCGGGATGGATGGATCGCCCAGCGCCACAGCGGCCGGATAGGCGTCCGGCACGCCGACGAGCGCTCCGGAGAGGCGCACCGCGTCCGCCCCGCGCGTGTGGACGCCGACGAGGCCAGGACGGAAGACGGGCAGGGAGCGGAAGCCCGCCATGGTGTCACTCCGCGGCCTGCAGGACGGGCGCGTCGAAGCGCCCGGCCTCGTCGCCCCAGGTGGCCCAGCCGGTGCGCGACTGGCGGCTGAAGAGCTCGCAACGGTACGCCGCCGGCACGAGCCGCTCGGCGATCGCGTAGGCCTCCTCCGGCTTGCGACTGTGCTGGCGCGCGCCGCCGCGGATGATGTTCGGGATGCTGCGCCCGTCGAACACGGGACGCCCCAGCGTGCCGATCAGGAACGGCTCGGCGACGGAGCGCATGATGTATCCCGTGCCCCAGCGCTGCTTGTCCCAGGTCCCGAAGGTCCGGTACCGGAAGCCCCAGGCCGCCATGACGCGCAGCGCGACGTCGAGCTTCGGGCCGGTGGCCCACAGCCACAGCACGGCGTCGCCGCGGGCGAGCTGGCCGACGGGCAGGGCGCAGATCGCCTCATCGGACATGCACGCGTACTGCGCCATGGCCGATTTCCTCATGCCCTTCTCGGACCAGAGGTCGTAGGACCAGGGTGGATCTACCATCAGCATGCTGTAAGACAGCGGACGGAGATCTCCGAAAGGCCAGTCAAACATTCTGGCCTCCCATTCGCTTGAGCGCATCCGCGAAAGGCAAGCCCGTAATAGGCACGATGCGACTGCGCTTGAACTTACCGGCGAATGCATGGCCAGGCGGCATAAGCTGACAGCACTGGCCAACTTCGCGCAGCGGCAGATAAGCGACGGCTTGAATGTCTAGAGCAACTAGCGCGACTAAATCGCAATGCTCCTCACTGAGACGCCGTCCACGAGCAAGCTTTCCTCGTTTCCTCACATGGAACGTATAACCGATGCGCTCTGCACGCCCTCGAGCGTTCATGTTCGATGGAAAGCAGGTCGCCTTGACCTGCACTCTGATAAGGCGGACCTCAACATCGACGACGATGTCGTAGGAAAGCCCCTGATCGCTGAGATAACACCTGTAGCCGGACAAGATCAGGTCGGCACAAACCAGATGCTCAGCCGCCTTGCCGATGTCGAGCGCGTTGGCGCCACCCTTAGCGAGCCGCCGCAGAACGTCGTGGTCAACGTTCATGACGACCCCCCATGATCAGCCCGAACGACAGAGGCGGCAGCGGGTCGAAGGGCCAGGTCATCGGCACCCCATCAGGGTCTTGATCCGCTCGAAGGCGCGCGGCGGATCGCCGGGCACGCCGTCGTTGAAGGGCTCGAGCCCGTTCCGCTCGCGCATCAGGGCGATGCGGCGTCCGATCAGGCTGAGGAGATCGTGGCGGGCGTCGGCGTCCATCTCCTGGATCCACGCCGCGGCCTCGACGCGCGCGATCAGGGCTGGCCCGTCGGCGAGGCCCATCCGGCGCATGAACCGATCAAGGTCGCGGATCTCCTCGCCGTGAGGACCGGCGAGCAGCGCCTCGAGCTTCTGCCGCTTCCAGGCGCGGTAGAGCTTCGAGAGCTGCTCGTCCTCGCGCAGCCGAATCTCGGCCTCCAGCCCCGAGAGGCGCATCTGCGCCGGGCCGCGGCTGCGGCGGCTCTCGGAATGGGACTGGAGCGCCGCCACGCTCAGAACTCCGTCGCCGGCTCGGGCGCCGGACGCGGCCGCGCCGCGGCTGGCGGCAGCCCAAATGCCGCGCCGGCCGCGAGCGCGTCCTCGACGCAGTCCACCACGTGCACCGGAAAGCCGCGCTCCCGCAGGCCAGGGAGGAAGGCGCGCTGACTCGCGCTGAGGCTCCCGCCGGGCGCCTTGACCTCGATGAGAAAGCACCGACCGCCCCGGCCGTACACGATCAGGTCGGGGTGCCCCGCCTCGACGCCCATCTCCTTGAACGCCACGCCCTCGAGCTTGCCGCGGCGGCCGCCGTTCGGCACGTGCACGCACCGGCAGTCGAACCGCCGGTGCATGGCCACGACGATCTTGGTCTGGATCACCTGCTCGGGGCGGGCGCGGGTCATCGCTGGCCTCCCGCGCGGCCATCGGTCGGTGCCGGCCGGCCCGTCTCCGGCGGCGTGAACTCGGAGGGACTGAAATCGACGAAGCCAGTCATCGCCGGTCACGCTCCGCGCGCTTCCGAAGCAAGACGGCGAAGCGTACGCGCCGCCTTCCACGCCTCATCTGCCGTAGACCGGAGCTGCTCCAGATCTTCGCCGCTTGAAGCAGGAGATGCTTGGGCAACCAGGCGCTCAAGGCGTTGAGCCAACGCCGCAGCTTTCTGAACTTCGGTCCGAAGCTCGCCGGCGCGGCGGGCATGCGCGGCCCGGATGGCGTCCATCTCGGCGGCGTCGATCCGGCGAGCCTCGCGCCGCCAGATATCCTCGGCACGGCCATAGCTCATCGGCTCCTGAAGAACGGCAGAGACCGCGCGCGCGGCGCGCGTGATGGCAGCTTTCACGGTGTCGCCGACCGGCCGCGGTTCGGCGAGCTCTCGCAGAAGCTGAGAGGCTTGATCGACCGTCGTCATGCGACCGCCCTCGGAATACTTTTCCGAGCCCTCGGTATGTTTTCCCGGCACGTCGGAAGGCTCCTGTGGTTCAACAGCGTCGAACCGAAAGGAACTTCGAGATGCAGGAGGTGGACAGGGATACGCAGGACAACACGCGCGCGACCGACGATGCTTGCCGGCGAGCGGTCACGCGAAACCAGGAAAAGGAGAGCGCCCGCGCGGTCAGCGATGCGAGAGACCTTGATGGCGCGGGCGCACGCGCCGCCGAGCGCGGCACGTCGGAATTGAGGCCCCAAGAAGCCCCCCTCTCCGCACAGGGAGAGGGGGCCAGTCAGGGAGGAATCGCCCACGACGGGCAGTGCTCCGACCGGCGACGCCACCGCCGGCCGGGGCCTCGGAGCGCGGGCCGGGCGGCCGGCGCGAACAGAATTGCTGGGCTGAGCTCCGCGAAGAGGGTTGCGCCCGGCCCGGAACGGACAGGGGCCGGTCGTTGCCGGACCGGGCGCGCCGCCGGCTGGGCCAGGCTTGCTGGACCGGCGGGTCTCGGGGGCGGAGGCGGAGCGCATGACGGCTCACGCCTCCCCGCGACTGGACGAGTGAAGACGCTGGGCTGGTGCGGGGCTGGTGCCGCCGCTGAGCGCATCGCCGGCCTTCTCGAACACGGGCGGGTCGCCGTCGGCAGAGAGGCCGCGGACGAGGCGCGGACCGCTCTGGTGCGGGCCACCGCTCGCCATTACGGCGTCGCCGTCCAGAAAGCGGTCGAGCCACGCCCGCAGCTGAACGGCCTCGGTGCGCGTGAGCTGAAAATCGGCAGATGGGCCGGCCTCAGGAATTTGCCCGCGCACGAGATTGCCGATCGGAGCGACGCGGAGCGGGCCGATCTTCTGCGAAGCGGGCCGGATCACGCGGCGGCTCCCTTGCGGAAGGTGTAGGATGACGACAGCATGGATCGGTGAGAGGCCGGGTAGCGGCCCGGCCTCTCGCGCCGAAGATCACGGACAGGGAGATAACCGTGACCCGCGACGAGCTCGAAGATCGTGTGGCCGTGCTGGAGCGGCTCGTGCTGAGCCTGATCCAGCACATGGGCAAAGACGGGATGCTGACCGACGATCTCCGCAGCGAGATCGTGGATTCCCTCATCGAGGGTGCGACAGGCAACAAGGGCGAGGAGTTCCACGCCGATCTGTTGCGGCAGGCGATCGAGGGCGGATCGTCGGTGAGCGCCGGCGAGGGCGTGGCCGCGCTCCAGCGAAGATGGCGTCGTCAAGCCGACGCCTATGGCGGCAAGGTGCCCGAGATCGATTAGGCGGCGCGCATCCGCCGCTCGAATTCGCGCGCGGCGCGGATGCGGGCGACCTCCGCGCGCCGCTCGGCATGATATGCGGCCCGCTCCAGTCCGCGCGTGACGAACCCGAAGTACCCCGTGCGCTTCTCCGGCCGCGCCGGCAGCTTCTTGCCGGCGCGCTTGGCCGGCTTGGACGGCGCATGCATGCGGCCCTTGAAATCGAGCCTGATGGAGCGACTGCGCATGGTGTGTCTCCTGATGTGTGAGGAGGCGGATCATCGCGCCGCCTCCGCCATGGTGGGAGGAGTAGGGGTGTTGGGAGGGGTTGCCGCCGAGGCTGCTGCGGGCCCGTCTGATTGAGCGCTCTCAAGAGCACCTCTGGTTGCAGGTCGCGCAATCACCACTGCGCGTGTCGCCACATTCTGCACGGCAAAAGCTGCAATATGCGCGGGCACCATTCTATCGACCCCCAATCCGCACCAAGAATATTGCGCGCTCTCAACCACCGGCGTCGAACGTAGATTAGGTACATTCAAGCCTGTATTGAGTGTTCGCACCTCTCTTCGGCTGGCCCAATCCGCTCTAGTAACGGTTGTGATAAGATGATCACCGGCAAGCTACATTTTGAAATACATCACAATGTTGCTACAGCGTCTGGCGCAGCAGCTACGCATACCGAGAGAGACTCGTTATTATGGACGGGAAGGAAATCTTCAGCGGTCATAGGCACATTCAGCCGACGAGCCATATTGAGCAGCCGGACGTGGTGGCGCTGCGGTACGTTCCCGCCCGTCGCAGCTCTGTGCCGCTCGCGGGGCTGCGCCCACGCCCAGACACGGCTCCGGTGCACGTCGCACTCCTCGGCTACGGGATCTATCCCCCCGAGCTTCAGGATGATGGATCGGGCCGGCTCACAGCGGAGCGAGGCGGGGCGGGTGCGGCTCGTCATGCCTTCAGAAATCGCGATATTCACAAGCCATGTCAAGCCATATCGCGATTTTGTCTACGGCCCTCGCCCACCCCCGTTGGGAAATAGTCGAATGACATCCGTGCCTAGGGTGCCAAAAAGGCGCCGGAGAGCAGCATCCAACGGGGATCGGGAATTGTTGCGAGAATGGATCGCTGGGCAATTGCGCGATCGACGGATCCCGCAGAAAGCCCTCTCGTCCGCGATCGGCCTCAGCGAGGACGCGGTCAGTCGGATGCTGTCTGGCAAGCGCACGATCAAAGCCGACGAACTCAAGCGCATTTGCGCGTTCTTAGGTGTTAGCCCACCATTGACAGCACAACTCCCCGCGCGCGATGTGTCTTACGTTAAGGTCGTGGGAGAGGTCGCGGCAGGCGCCTTTGTAGACATGCAGTATGTCGATTTCGTAGACTACGACATCCCCTACGTCGCTGATCCGCGTTGGCCTAAAGAAGCCATAACCGCGTACATAGTACGCGGGGAGAGCATTAACCGTCAGGCCCGTGACGGGGATCACATCATCGTACTTGACGCAAATGCAGCGCCGCGCCCGTACCAGTTGGGCGACTGGGTTGTCGTTGAGCAGCGGTGCGGCGACCTCGTCGAGACAACCGTAAAACAGGTGCGGGGCAGTGAGGGCGCATGGGAGTTGTGGCCTGACAGCAACGACGGCCGTTTTCAGCGACCACTCGTCGTTGCAGGTGACGGCGGAGACAACGTCCGCGTGATCGGCTTTGTCCTGGATTTCATCCGATCGGGGACCCGCTTCTGAGATAATCGACAAAATCGCGATTTCCTTGTTGACCAAATCGCGAAAACCGCGATTATGGGGTCATCCACCACGGATGCCCCCACATGCTCACCCGCCCCCAACCCGACCCGTTCGCCTCTGCGCCGCCCCCGCGGGCGCCGCACTTCCCCACTGAGATCTTCCCTGCCTTCGAGCCGCCGCTGTTCCTGCGGGAGCCGCTCCCTGAAGATGAGCCTCAGCGCGAGCCCGCGGACCGCGATTGGCTCGCGACGGGCCTCGTCATCTTCGCGGCGGCGATCCTCATCGCGCTGGCCCTGAGCGGCGGCGCGCTGGTCAACGCGGTGCGTGGGGGTGTGCTGTGATGGCAACCCCGGCCTCCCGGCGCGACCCGCGCACCATCCGCTACGGCGAGCTGAAGGACTTCACGAGCGAGAAGGGCACCATCCGCGCGGTCACCCGCGCCGAGGCCGCCGAGGTCCTGAAGACCCACATCCGCGGCCCGAAGTTCACGCCATCGCTCCGCAACGAGCCGTGCAACCCGGTACCCGGCGTCGACTACCTCGGTACGCGCGCCGTCGTGCGGCAGATGAATCGGGGAGGCGCGCAATGAGCCGCCGCGAGCCGCCCCGCACGTATCTCGCCCACTTCGTCGATGCCTCGGGCCGGAAGTGGATCGAGGAAACCACCGTCGAAAACGGCCTCACCGCGATCACGGCATTCCTTGCCGCCGACGAGCGCCAGGGCTCGACGCTGAAGGAGGTCTACGAGCTCGACATCACCGACCCGCTGACGCCGGTCGCCCGCAACGTCACTGCGATGGCGCTCGGCAAGGTCGTCGACCTGATCGATCACGACGACGATCGCGATGCGCTGCCGGCGAGCCTGGAGGATGCGGCCCGGCGCCATGGCGTCACCGGGCCGGCCGAGAAGGCGCCGCGCGTGCCGGATGGGCTCGATTTCATTGAGGTCGGCCGCCGCGAATACGTCTTCCAGGTGCACGGGCGGGGGCTGTGATGATGTCGCCCGTCATCAGCCTCGTCACCGGCCGCCCGGTGGATCCCGTCACTCTGCCGGCCTTCGCGGATTTCCGGGCCCAACAGCGCGCTACCCTCGCTGCCGAGCAAGCTGGTGCCCTTCTCGTCGTGGCGGACGACCTCCTGCGCATCAAGAGCCTGCTCGCCATCGCCGACCCAGTCACGAGTGCGCAGGTCGATGCTCTCCTGAGCCACGCCGGCGGCGTGATCATCGCGGAGCTGCGGGCCGCAGCCGCGGTGCAGGCGGGGAGGGTGCGTCCGTGAGCCCCGCCGAAGCCTCCCAGACCTTCCGCGCCTACCTCGACGCGCTCGGCTGCCCGGCCCCGTGGGCAGTCGTTGAGCGGTCCGGCCGCATGATCGTGGACGCCGAGGGCAAGCCCTGCGCTTCGGCGATGCCGGTCGCCTCGGTGGCCATCGTGCATGAGCGGGCCGAGCTGATCTGCTCGGCGGTCAACGCGATGGCCGGTGTCCTGCCGGCGGGCGCCATGGCGCCGCTCGACCCGGCCCACCTCGACGCGCTGTCGGCCGAGACGGCGCATTTCCTCCGGCGCGTTGGCGCTGCGGCGGGGGAGTGACGGCGATGAGTTACGAGCGCGACAAGCTTCTGGCTGGCGTCATTGAGACGTCGTGGCGCGAGATGGACCGCTTCGCCGGCCGCGTCGCTCGCTACTTCAACGACCATCCGAACAAGGATGCGTCCGCCATGGCGTCATGCCTTGTCCGGGCCGCTGAGGACGAGCTGCACGAGGATTACGTCAAGAAGCAGCAGGCTGCCGAAGCGAAGCGTCTGGCGGAGTCTGCGTCATGAAGATGATGGACGGCACCGACACGGCTGCCACCACTTTCGCAGACGGCATCTACTTCAGCCTGGACGAGGCGCTCTACCATGTCGACCCAGCGCTTGGCTCCTCCGACCTGAAGCGCCTCGCGGCCGAGCCGGCGGATTACTGGTTCGGCTCGGTGCTCAACCCGAACCGGCCGGCCGAGGACTCCACGCCTTCGCAGATCATCGGCAAGGCGGTGCACAAGCTGGTGCTGGAGGGCGAGCAATCGTTCTCGGCAGCCTTCGAGCGCGAGGCGACTGGCGACGATGTGCTCCGGACGGACGCAGATCTTGCCGATTACCTGTTCCGTGAATGCGGTGCGGTGAAGATCCCCCGCAGCAAGTCCGGCAAGATCGAAATGCTTCAGGAGCTTTGCGCTCCTCCGCTTACCATGCCTCCGGTTCTGGATCTGATCCAGGCCGAGGCCGCCCGCGCCGGCCGCCAGATCCTCAAGGCCGACGACTTCGACCGGATTCGCGGGGCTGCCGAGAGCATCCTGGCCAATCCGCACCTCGCCGCCTCCTTCACCGGCGGCATGTCCGAGGTGTCGCTCTTCTGGACCGACGAGGTGGACGGCGAGCCGGTGCGCCGCAAGGCACGGTTCGACTACCTGAAGCCGCGCGCGGTCATCGACCTCAAGAGCACGCGGCCGAGCCGCCCGACGTCGTTCAAGGCGAACTGCCTGCGCGCCATGGCCGAATACGGCTACCCGGTGCAGGCCGCCGCCTACCTGCAGGCCCGCGCGCAGCTGGCGCGGCTCGCGGGCGAGGGCCGGGTCTTCGGCGACCATGATCCGGCCTGGCTGGCCCGGGTCGCAGCAGCGCCGGCTTTCGCTTTCGTCTTCGTGTTCTGGAGCACGGGCGACGCGCCGCTGACGTGGGGCGTCGCGCTCTCGCCCGGCAACCAAGTGCTCGGCATCGCCGAGAAGACCATCGACCTCGCTCTCTGGAACTACGTCGCCGCTCGCCGGTCACACGGCCTCGACGCGCCGTGGGTCGAGCACGCCCCGCTCGAAGAGATCGAACTCTCCGACCTGCCCGTGTGGTTGTCCCGCTGAATCCCGACAGGAGAACTTCCATGGCTGCATCCACGGCCGTCGCCGAGCGCAATCCGCCCGCCAATCCGCTCGTCCTGGTGCGCGAGCAGATCCAGAGCCGCGAGGCCGAGTTCGCCGCGGCGCTGCCCGCCCACATCCCGGTCGAGCGGTTCAAGCGGGTGCTTCTCACCGCGGTCCAGAACAATCCGGACCTCCTGAAGCTGGAGCGCCGCTCCTTCTTCAACGCCGCGATGCGGGCGGCTCAGGACGGCTTGCTGCCGGACGGGCGCGAAGGCGCGATCGTCGAGTTCAACGGGCGCGCACAGTGGATGCCGATGATCGCCGGCATCCGGAAGAAGGTGCGCAACTCGGGCGAGGTCTCGACCTGGGAGGCGAACGTCGTCTTCGAGAACGACGAGTTCGAGTACCAGCTCGGCGACGATCCGAAGATCATCCATCGGCCCGTCCTCGTGAACCGCGGCAAGCCGATCGCCGCCTACTCCATCGCGGTGCTCAAGAGCGGCGAGCGCTCCCGCGAGGTCATGACCGTCGAGGAAATCGAGAAGGTCCGGAAGGTCAGCCGGGCGCGGAACGGCGGCCCCTGGTCGCAGTGGTGGGAGGAGATGGCGCGCAAGACCGTCGCGCGCCGCCACAGCAAGGTGCTGCCGCTCTCGTCGGATCTCGATGACCTGATCCGGCGGGACGATGAGCTGTACGACTTCAGCCGCAAGCCGGGCCAAGACGGGCAGATCACGGGCCTGTTCCAGCCGGTTGCCAACCCGCTGTCCGACACGATCGAGCACCAGCCGGATCAGGCACCTGGCGCCGATGCACCGCTGGCGGACGACGAGGCCGAGAGGGGCGCCCAGGCCGCCGACGATGGTGAGGCCGGCGAGGAGCACGACCCGGCCTTGGGTGGCGCCGCAGACGATTTCCCGGGCAACGACGCCCTGAGCGACATGCGCACGGGCCGCCGCTCGTCCAGGCGGGAGGCCTGACCGATGCGCGCCCTCCCCATCACGATCACGGCCGACGACTCGGGGCACTTCAACCTCGCTATCGGGAACGGCGAGAACACCCAGCACGCGACCGGCCTCGCGTGGGACGAGCTCCTCGGCATGGTGGGTGTGCTCACCCACCCCGAGATCCAGTCTGCGCCGTACGGCATCAGCAAGGTCCGCGCGGTGGCCGCTCCGGAGCGGGGCGAGGTCGCTCCCGATGTGGTTCCGTGCGTCCCACGGCGCGAGGAGCCGCCGGCGCCGGACATGGCGGAGATCCGCCTGCCAGCCGAGACGGCTTACCAGATCGCGGCCGGCCTCGCCGACCTGCTCTGGTGGGCGAAGGGTTTCAACGCCGCGCGTCCGACCGATGCCACGACCACCGACGATCGCGCACCGTGCCTCGAGCGACTGCGTGAGGTGCGCAGCCTTCTCCTCGGTGCCGCCAATGCGGCGCGCGGGGTGAAGGACGCCGAGATCCTGTTCTGAGGGCGCTGCGATGCTCAGCACCACCGCGCCCCAGGCCGTCCGCCACAACATCCGCTCGCGCCGCGCCCATGCGGCGCGCGAGGCGGCGGAGCGGCCTGTCCTGCCGCTGCCGACGATCATCATCGTGAAGGCCTGCGGCTACGACACCGCGCTCGCCAACCCCGGCGCCGTGGTGCTGGACAAGGCTTATCGCTGCCTCCGGTGCGGCCGGCATCGCCTCGACCTCCGTCAGGTCGGCACGTTCGAGCTGCTCGCCTTCCTGTTCAGCGAGCGGGTCGGGCTCGCGGTGAGCCGCGCCGAGGCCATGGCTGCGGCCCGGCCCGGCAAGCCGATGAGCGACGCCCGGCAATCCCAGCTCGTGCGCCGCGCCAACGCGGTGCTCGCCCGTCTACACCTGCACATCGAGACCATCTGGGGCGGCTCCCTCCGCCTCGTCGCCATCCCGGGAGACGCCTGACCATGCGCGCTGCTGATCTCCGCGAATTCGACTTTCCGAGCCTCGCCGACGCCGCCCGCAAGGAAGCGGATAAGCACAGTGCCGAGCTCGCGCAGGCGTTCGAGTGGCAATCGACACTCATCGGTAATTGGCCGGGCCAGCATCGAGACCTGAAGCGGATGCGCGCGCACGCCACGGCGCAACGGGACGACCTGCGCCGGCTCCAGGACTTTGCCGAGTTCTATGGGCTCTACGCCGACCGGCTGCAGCCGATCATCGAGGCGCTGGAGGCGGGCCAGGAGGTCGTGATCCAGCAGAGCCGGGCGACCGAACTGGTGCGGCCGCGCAGCGCACCGGTGCGGGCCCACTGGCCGGTGATGCGGCGGCCCGGGACGGTGATGGGGCCGGTCGTGGTCGCGATGGCGGCGGAGGTGCGGTGATGCGCTACCGCTGGCCCCGCACTCTCCATGGCTGGAAGACGCTGTTCTGGCTCTCGCTCGGTCGGTGTCCGATCCATCACACGCGGCTCTCGATCGACAACCCGCTCTACGACAACGGCCGGTCTGCCTACTGCTTTCGCTGCGAAGGGGTCGCGATCTGGCCGCAGCGCGCCCGTGAGGCGTTGCGGCAGAACACGCTCGCTGTCGAAGCGCGCGAGGCGCCTGCCGAGGAGGGCCGCTGAAATGCGCTCCGACCTCGTCGACCTGACGGTGCGCCTGCACCACGAGACCGCGCGCGCCGTCCTCGTCTCGATGGACGGCGACCGCGAGAAGGCGGTCTGGATCCCGAAATCCGCCTGCGAGATCGAGCCGGACGCGGGCAAGGCCACCCACACCCTGACGCTGCCCGAGCGGGTCGCAACCGAGAAGGGGCTTGTGTAGCCATGCCCCTTCTCTACGGCGGGGTGCCGGTCCCCTACACCGCATCGTGGAGCGCCGAGGAGGCGTTCCGCGTCGACCGCTGCGCCTACACGGGCCGGCCCGCGATCTGCCAGGCCGTCGCGCCCGGCGAGGGCAAGCCCCGGTTCGGCAAGCCGCACAGCCAGCGGCAGCGCGAGGCCATCGCTCGGGACCTGTGCGACCTGTGCGGCCGGCCGCTGCGCAATCGCACGAAGGTGTCGCTGTCGCATGCTCGGCCCCGGATCGGCGCCGGCGGCCTCTGCATCATGCAGGTCGAGCCGTTGCTGCACCGGGAATGCGCCGCGGTCAGCCTGCAGCACTGCCCCTCGCTGAAGCGCGACGTTCGCAACGGCGCCGTGGCGATCCGGCAGGTGCGCCGGCATCGGCCGCAGTTCGCGATCATCGATCCCGCCCACGTCGGTGAGTACGTGCCCGGCTACGTCGCCCACCTGGACGAGCGGATCGTCGGGCACGGCAAGGTCGAACTGATCACGTGGACCGACCGGGATGAGGCGTGGCTGATGCGCGCTGCCGCGGAGTGAGAGCCATGCCGATCCGCCACTACAACTTACCAGATGTTCAACATTTACTGAATTCGTGCTTCGGACACCTCATACATATTGTACAGTGTGACCATCATAATCTGAATAAATTCGACAATCTCTGTCGAATTGTCGGGCAGAGGGTCCTCCATGTAGACATTGAAGCCAGGAAACTCCTCGCCGAGGCCGCTGGTTACAATTTCAATACGTCGCACCAGATGGCCGTTAGGGAATTCGCGGATTCGGTTGAGAAGAATTGCCTCGACCTCACTGCGAGTTTTGACCTTGCAGTTCATGGGCTCACCCCCAGCCTATGCCATGCGTCGGACTTGCAGCACGCGGTGTCGGCGAAGCTCGCACAGGTTGCGGTCTGCCGCCGGATTACCAGCAACGCTTTAGGCGGTTCCTCGGTTGCGAGGCGGCCGCGTCAGCTTCGCATCCTCCAGATCGCAGGGGTGGCTCCATGACCTCCGCCGCCCTCGCCCTCACGCCCGGCACGCGCGTTCGGATCATCGGTGGGCCCCTTTGGTCAACGTGGAAGCGGCCGCTCATCGGCATCACCGGACGAATCGAGGAGCCGCCCGCGGTCCTCCTCAGCCATCCTGTCCACGGAACGCTTGCGGTCTCTCCCGGCCTTCTGTGGTTCCGTCCGGATCCGGACCGCGAAACTGCAGTCGTCGGCTGCACTTTCGTGCGCGCTGAGGAGCTTGAGGTCATCGAGGTGCCGGCATGACCTCCGCCCGCCTCACCGACCCGTTCGCAGAGGGCGCAAGCCGACCAGCGACGTGCCGCTCGATGCCGTCTTTCCGGACAGCTCAATCCAATTGCTGCTGGTGTGAGGTGGCGATGCCGGCCTCATTTCTCACCCACATCAAGGCCAGTGACCACGCTTTTCTCAAGCGGATACCAAAGAACGCTCGGCGTTTTGTCAATTGCAGCGTGTTAGTTTCAGTTGATGCGCTGCGCGTAATCTGCCTTTCATCTACAGCCAACCACAGATCTATAGGCGCGCAGGCTCCATCAAAGCTGATAAAGAAATGTTCGAATTTTCTCTGCGGCTCTCCTTCTGAATGTATGAGTGGAATATTCTTCTCAGAGGCAGTAACCCGACCGAAGAACGTAACACCGTTCATGATCAGAATTGCGCATGAGGCTTCGTCGTCGCGACCCATCATGGTCATCCCCCCAGGATGTAGCCGCACCGACAACGTTTCCGGTTGCAGGCCGTGCCACACAATCAGGGGTTTTGATTAACGTAGCCTTGCCCGGAGAAGAAACGTCGGCGGAAGCACTTAGCGGCCTCTCCCGCCTCACCCCGCCCTCAGGGCGCCCCCATCCCTCATCCGCAGGAGCATAACCGTGGCTGATACCCAATCCGCTCCCGCGCCCGTGGCCGTCGACGGCCCGGCGTTCCCACGCTTCAGCGGCGCTGAGGTGTGGGTGCAGCTGACCCAGGAGGAGAAAGCGCAGATCGGCGCCGTGGCGATCGAACTGGTTGCCTCCTGGCGGCTGCGCCAGCGGGTCTACGAGGACCAGCTGAGCGACATCGTCGGCCGGGCGGCCGAGGCCGCGCAGGTCCTGCTCACCCGGATGCTGGCCATGGAGGTCTCCGAGGCGCTGCCGGACGGCGCGCTCGAGGCGGAGGACGGCATCACACCGCGCGTCCCTTCGCTGCTCGGCGGGATCTGCAGGGACTGCGGCTGCACCCAGGAGGACGCCTGCCCTGGGGGCTGCGGCTGGGCCGGCAAGGACCAGTGCACCGCCTGCGCGGCCGAGAACGCCCCCGCGGCGGGCCGGCTCGAGCTCTGACCCTGAGGCCGCCCCATGGCTGAGTACTGGCGAGACATCGCGACCGCACCGCACGACCCGACCCGCCGCATCCTGGTGCGTGGCGGCACGTGGGTGCGCGGCAATCAGGAGGTCATCCGGCAGGCCTTCCCGGGTCTGGTGACCTGGGATGGCGAGTGGGTCGTCTGCGACAACCTCGGACCGCGCTCGACCATCCGAGATCCCGTGGAGTGGGCGCCGCTACCGGAGGACGCGCGCCATGTCGATTGATCCCGCCCGCGCCGCCCTCTCCCCATCCGCCCCTGCGTCAGGAGCGGGAGGTCAGCAGAACAAAGGAGGACCAGCCCATGCGCAGGGCTGAGCGCATCCCCAGCCGAGAGGAGATTTGACCCATGCCGCGCCGGCCTGCCGCCGTGACGCAAGCCGACATCGCCCGCGCCATCCGCGCGGTGCGTGACGCCGGGCTGCCGGTGACCCGTGTCGTGCTGCGGCCGGACGGCATCGCGGTCGAGACGACCGAGGGAGCTATCACGACAGAGCCGTTTGCCTTGCCGCCGGAGGAGCCGGAGGCTGAGCGTAGAGACGTCATCCTGTGAGCAGCGACATGCCCCGCGAACGCCCGCCGCACCTCGTCCGCGAGATCACCCGCCACGGAAAGCCCGTCTGGTATGTGCGCGTCGGACAGGGCAAGCGGATCCGGATGCGGGAGACCTACGGCTCCCCGGAGTTCTGGCGGGACTACCGCCTCGCTGTCGAAAGCGGCCAGCTGCCGGCGAAGCAGGCCGGGCCGAATCCGGGTACTCTGTCCTGGCTGATCGCCCGCTACGTCGCGAGCCCGGAATGGGCCGACCTCTCCCGGCGGACGCGGACTGGCCGGCATGCGATCCTTCGCGCGGTCGAGAAGACGGCCGGCAACGAGCTGCTGCGCCACATCGACCGCAAGGCGATTGTGACCGGCCGCGACCGGCGCCGGGACACGCCGAGCGCCGCCAACAACTTCTTGTACGCGATGCGCGCCCTGTTCGCCTGGGCCGTCGAGCACGAGCACATCGACCAGAACCCGGCGGTTGGGGTGAAGCCGTTGGCGCGCAAGAATGCCGACGTGGGCTTTCATACCTGGACCGAGGAGGAGGTGCGCCAGTTCGAGGCCCGCTGGCCCGTGGGCACGCAGGAGCGGCTGGCGCTCGATCTGCTGCTCTACACGGGGCTGCGGCGCAGCGACGTGGTGGTGCTCGGCCGGCAGCACGTGAAGGGCGACACCTTCACCATCAGGACAAAGAAGACCGGCGCCGTGGTCGTGCGGCCGATCCTGCCACCGCTCGCCGCCTCGATCGCGGCCGCACCGACCGGCGACCTCGCCTTCCTGGTGACGAGCCGCGGGACGCCTTGGGTCGATGACAGCTTTGCCAAGTGGTTCCGGCGGGCCTGCGAGAAGGCCGGCGTGCCGGGCCGGTCGCACGGCCTGCGAAAGGCAGCGGCTCGCCGCGCAGCCGAGGCCGGGGCATCCGAGATGGAGCTGAACGCCCTGTTCGGCTGGAGGCCGGGCAGCCGCGAGAGCGCCACCTACACCCGGGCGGCGGACGTCGAGCGGCTTGCGCGGGGGGCCCTGATGCGCAACCCGCGGGCCTGGAAAGGCGACGACTGA